TTGCGCGCCTATTGTTATTCCCTCAAAATCAATAGTAGCACCTGCTTCAGCGGTAATCGTAGCATTCTGTGGATGGTGAAATTGATTAAACTGGTAAATATTTGAGTTGATTGCCAATGCCCTAGTGGGTGACCCTTGGTACAATGCAGATATATTTAAACTTGATCCGTTTTTCAGTAATATAGCTCTCTGTCCACTAATGAGCATTAAGGATTCATCATTGGCATCAAAAGTTAAATCACCCTCGACTACTAATTGCTTAGTAAGTTGATATATTTTTGGGTAGGATATAATTCCCCCATAGTCTGTGCCACCACCAAGACTGATGACTGACACTCCTGCGATTCCACTTAATCCACTAAGGTTAGTATCAGTGCCACTTTGAGTGATTACTCCAGTTGTAGCATTTAGTGAGAAACTCATGCGTAATCCTTTGTAATTGATGAGACATTACCATCCCCATCGTATGCTATAGTCTGCGTAAGGGTGGTTACATCCGATCCGTCCTGCACTAATACTTGGGTCAGTTGACCATCCGTGTAGGTGAATGTTTTTGTTTCCAATTTTAATCCTCCCTGTGATGCATATTTAGTAAGAGATGTAAGCACTCCATCCGTGTATGATGTTTCTGTATAGGAGTCTGTACTCCCAGCACTAGCATCTATGGCAGATTTCACCGCCGTGCCTACTTGATATAATATGGATGTGGTATCAGGCATTAGTTAATTATTTTAAAGTTAGCCCGAACATACTCATCCCCTTTTACTACTTTTGTAGTATTGGCAGAATATGGATCAGCGATTCCCTCGCCCGTCCAGTTCTCAAATTCATATCCTGTTAGAGGTATGGCACTTAAGTTGGCAGTTGCGTTGTACACGAATAACCTCTCACCATTAGCAGAGGCTATACCACCCGATCCTGCACCTACTGTAAGCGTGTATTTTGGCTCCTCGCCAGTAAGTCCAGATATAAACTCATTCATTCCAAAGTCATCGTAGATCTGAAACTTCGCACCAAAGTATTCAAGGGCACCAGAAACTGAATTGATATACTCGGGTATAATCTCCCCATTGTGCATAACAGAGCTTGGAGCCTCAGAGTTTCCCCCAAAGTAGTAATGCAACTCATTCCATGGAGTGACCCCGTCGCCTATCTTAAGTCGCTTCGCATCTTTCTCCCAACCCGGTTCTCCCTCGAGCAAGACGGGGTTGTGTTCCTTCCACTCAGCCTCAGTACCTCTGCGAATGGTCAATCGTGCAGTAATATGTCTACTTGGCTGTGGCATTATGTTACAATAATCTTCGTGTTACAATCTTTCAAGTCTAAGCATCATGCTCATATATGTCCTTTACCTTACGCTCTGCACTACCAATATCTGATGCATTGTGCGTGTATGGTACCAAACCTCCGCTTGTCGTTATCTCCCAATATTGTATAAATCTAGCTAACTGCTCTGCTTGTGCATCTGTAAATTGAGAGGTACTACTCACTGTATTATTCTCTAAGGTTGATATCTTAGTTTTTAGTGATTCTACTTCTTGCTCTAGCAGACGCGTGCGATCCCTTAATCGTTCAAGATTGGATTTTGTTTCCATCCACCATTCGCGCAGATTCTGAGGGACAGCTTCTTCCTCGGGAAACTGCGCTTCCACATTACGATCAAAACCTCTTACTACTGGATTCATCCTTGATTATATGCCTGAGTAGCAGACCTAGTATCTACACCACTGACCTCAAATGTTCTACCAACTATTTTAATGGGGTTATTATTTACTACAGGACGCTCGGTATCGAAGAATTTTTCTTGGTCATCAACATATCCTATTTCAGCCAATACCTGGTCGCTATATGTAACATCTGGTAACACCGTAATCTCATCCCTTATGTATGGAGCCTGAACATACATTGGTATCATGTTCTCATCCACTAGGTTATTTAGTTCAACATAATCCAATTCCTTTCCGTCCACGGTCTGCATAGTCTCGATCTGCTCGGTGCCTTGGGGAGAAGTAGATGTGCTTATTTTTACACGAACGGGCGTGACACCATACTTGCTGGATAGTTCCAATACATATGTACGGACTTCCTTGTCGGAGAATGAATCACCAAAGTCAATGAGCCCACTTTTTATTTTAGATCGGTAGCCGTAACCCAATCGGCTGTAAAGCCTGTATGGTTCCCTCTCATTTATCTTAGGTGGTCCGTATCCATACCTTACCATGACGCCGCCATACTCTGAGTCTTCCCTATATTGAGTACCTACATATATCTGTTCATCATCTTTTGCTTGGTGTACACCCATGACAAACCATGCCTCATCTGGGCCTACTCGATTATGTTTTGGCTTACGGATGTATGAGGCAGATGTAAATGAAGTATCAATGGTAGATAAAGTCTTATTTATGTAATCGTACGCAATTACACCCCAAGCTATATTGGGCCGCTCAGAGTATATAATCTCTCCCTTCTCGTCTATGAAATCTCCTTTGGAGTTTTGTAGCAATCCTAGGGGGCAGTTAATAAATATCTCACGAGTGATTGGATTATCTACCGCATATACAAACTCAGCTAAGTCGGGCGGTACAAGTTGCCAAAATGGTGGGCCAATCTCAAACAATGATATGGGTTGCGGCTCAGTAGACGTTCTATTTATCGCATAGATTCCACTATTACCCATGAAGATATGTTGATTCCCATCCACATCTATAATTGTGTGCCTAAAGTCTGCCACCCTTCCCCCTGTATATCTTGGCTCAATAGCAAATGGAACCTCGGTACTATTTGTTCTCGATATGAAGAAAAATCCGGAATCCCTATAGACAACTAGCTTATCAGCTAATTGCTTCATCTTTAGAATCCTAGAGCCATCCTGGGAGAACTCACGAAATGCAGCGGGAGATGAAAGTTGCTCAGCATACGGGCGTAATACAATCGTATATATTCCATTAAGTGGCTGACCTGTTGTATTGTCGTTAAGAATTACATCATCCCCCCCAGAGTCTACTATCTTGTAGGATCCAGTAGCTGTGAAGTAATCCCCGTCATCTATATCATCCTCGGTACCGTATGCCCTGTCTGGGCCAAAGTTAGCTGAATACTTATCATCTGGATTTAATGGATCTCTAGCGTATACATCTTCCGCAGTACCTATATCTTGACCAAGAAACAAACCACTAACCTCAAGACTTCCGTCCTCATTTACGGTTTTCACCATTGGTGGTTGTATGAAATTTAACGTGTATGCTTCTTCTCCCTGATAAGTCCCTAGGGAGTGCAACTTGTACATGCTTGCTGGGGTACCTATCTTGAAATTATACCTTGGTGAAAAGTAATATGCGCCCGACTCTGAGGAATTAAGACTTCCCGCTAATCCGCCAGACTCCATGACGACGGCATTATTTAGTATAGCTCCGCTATTAAATAGTTTTGGTTCTCCCTCTGCCGAATACACCATTCTATACTGATACCGTTGCGTTCTATAATAACCATATAATGGGTCTTCAGGTAGATATCCGTAAGGCTGGGAAGATTGCGCGAACAAGGTGTCATAACCTCTCTCGATTACTGTCAAATCTGCACAGAATAATCGGTCTTGGAATACTCCTATTGTGCCAACGGAAATTACTCCATTCTCTCGAAGGGAATAAAGTGGCTCAGCAATAGCCCACTCTGACTTATAAACGACTGGAAGATCTACTCCGTTATTGATAACTATATGGTTTTGTACATCCACAATCTCCCACCTGTATGCACCTCCCTCAAATGGTGACAGATTAGTTTTATTGTTATCAAACACATCCATGTGCCTTTCAAACTGATAGATTTTCTCCCAATAGAAATCATCACCTACTCCTATCCAGTATTCATTGCCCTCAAAGTCTCCGTTCTCAGTAGCATATTTTGCGTCTAAGTTGGCATAATCCTGAGCATATGTATCCTCGCCTGACCGTAGCCTCCATACCTCACCTCCAGCGATCCCAATAAGGACTGGCGTTCCGTTAGTGCCCGGGAACTGATGTATTGCACGGATTGGATACTGAGAGTTTATCGCATTAAAGGTAATCCTGTTTCCCCATTGAGATATCTCAGTATTAACATCCCTTGGATTGAATACCTCCCACCCTTCTCTCCTTAACTCTCCGTCTGTCTCTCTGCGGAAATTTAACTTAGTGGTGTAATTTGCTGAACTAGATAAGTAGTTAGACTCCTGTGTAATCGGTACATCATCCGAGGCAGACCCAATCAATGCACCACCTTGTGCGGGGTGAATAGTAATATTCTTATATGCTTTTCTGCGTGCCATTATGTTGCGTATGAATATTTACCGCTAGCTAGTACCTGAATGTCAGGATTTTTAACGAACAAACTATTAACCCCGTGACCTGACCAGTTTAAGATAACTAAACTAATAAACCCATCTGCATGTGCCACATAGTCATAAGTGTAATCCTTCCATGATGTGGATATTGGTTGATTTTCAATCCAGTTCCATCTATGGAAAGGGTGTTCCACACTTGAGGACGAAGTACTCACTAACTGGACATCGGTTTCACCCGTAAAAACAGATATATGAGTTTTCGAATCATCAAGACCGGTATCTCCGTATATTCTTAAATACAATCCTGAACCTGAAGCGGCACTACCCTTCACCATTACTGTAAATCTAACAACATCTCCCTTTTCTATTCGGATTGCTTTGTATGAAGCGCCTATGGAGGAGTCACTATTAAGATCAATTTCTAATGCATCTTCTACTATACTCCAGTTAGTTGCTGATTCAGTAGATGTTCCATATGAACTAGCCCATCCGTGCGCACGAGACAAGATATGACGCATCTCTGTCTCAGTGTAGTACCTGTCGTCATGGGTGTGGGAAGTTGGCGTACGGGCATCCGACAACCTGGAGTCATTACCTACACATACTGTACTAGATGTAGTACCCGTGGGTATTCTAGCTATTCCGAGCTGACCACTTGTTATATCTGATGCTGAGTGGTTGTGAGATGATGCGGCATAACTCCCTGATGGTTGCGCTCCTATATTACTAAGTATTTGCGTCTTATTTGCGGCAGTTAATGTCTGACTGGCATCAAATCTTGCGTATCTCGTGTCGTGGTTATGGCCTGATGATGCGTAAGAACCTGCTACTTGTGCCCCGATGTTTGTCCTGGCATTTGATTTCTGTGTAGTGGTAAGATTTTGAGTATTTATATCTACTCTTACGCGATTACCAAGTGCTGTGGATGTAGTGGTGGCAAAGTTTGGATCGTCTCCGAGAGCCGCGGCGAGTTCGTTTAATGTATTAAGTGTGTTTGGTGCGGAGTCAACTAAGTTAGCAATGGCTACATCTACATCCTTTAAATTAAAAGTAGAGCTACCATCAAATACCTCCCAGTCACCAACAGCTGGATCATACTTAATACTTGGGTTGTTAGCAAACTGACCAACATCCACAACGACTCCCGTCTTTGAGTAACCAAGCGCAACGGATGAGAAGTAATCCTCTGTCTCATCATCATCGGCTGTGCCATAAACTCCATCCGGCCCATAATCTACTGAGTATTTTTGAGATATAAACCCGCCCGATCCGTCAGGATATTTTGTCTCCGCATAGCCCTCAGAGCTAGAACTATCTATCGTTATAGTTCCCCCAAAAAGACCGCCCGTGTCTGCTGTTCCTGTGTCTATAGAAGCAAGATCGCTAAGCGTTGCGTAATTACTCAGATCAGGAAGATCAGAAGTAAGTGCATACTGGGAGTGAGTGTGATTTAGTGGTGCGTATAAATCATTATGGTAGTGGATGACATCTGCCTTGGATGACTCTACATTACTTATCAGCGCATCCACTTCTGACGTTGTGTAGGGGAAGTATCCAAGTAGCTCGGTCTTGAGGGCATACTGACTGTGCGTGTGGCCAACTACTTCGAAGTTTTCAATTAATTCATCTACCTCCTCCTTGGAGTAACCTTGCATCTTAAATGCAGATACTCCGTCAGATACCACCCACTCTTCATCTGTTATACTCCACTTAATAGATGGATTGTTGACACCTTGCCCGATATCTACATCTATGCCAGCATCAAAATACCCAAGTGCGGAAAGTGCCCAATACTCTTGATCTCCTGGAGTGTCTGGGTCATCAGCGTAAATGCCCGCACCCTCGGTAAATGCGTAACCCTCTCTGATTCCACCAGCAGAAGCATCTAGCGTAATGAAGTTATCAAATACAACTTCTTCTGTGATATTAGTTACATTGGTTACGCTAGTTTCAATAGCCGCTAAGTCCTCAAGTGTGGCATAATCGTTTAAGTCTGTCTTGAGTGAGAAGGTATTAAAGTTGGGTAAGTTCTCAATTAAGGCATATTGAGCGTGCGTATGTACTGCGTCCGCCTTACCATCCAGCAGGGCATTTACCTCAAGCTGAGTATAGGGAACGAAAGTTAATAAATCAGTAGTTAGGGCGTATTGGCTATGGGTGTGACTTAAGTCAGCTTTCCCTGCGATTATTGAATCAATCTCATCTTTGGTGTATGGAGAAATTATACCAAATGTAGTTACCCCATCGAATGCCTCCCATGCTTCTGTTGCGGGGTTGTATTTTAAGCTCGGATTATTTACTCCGTAACCGTAATCAATAACTAATCCCGTGGATAATACATCGTCTGTATACGTCCAATACTCTTGATCGCCTGGAGTGTCAGGGTCGTCAGCGTATATACCAGCACCAGATGTAAACGCGTAGTTATCTAGTCCACCTGTTGATCCGGACAATACAACATCTGTAGTATTCGATCCCTCGTCTCCACCTTGGCCAATATTACTAGGCAACTCCGACTTAAGTGCGTATGGAGATAGGTCTGGGAGGTCAGCTAGGTATGCAAACTTATTTAGGTCAGAATCTACCGTAGATGTCCACCTAGCTAGATCATAGGAATATGTAAACTCTGCCGGATTGGACTCCACGGGCACCATTCGTACCCCTTCAACTGGGTCAAACTCATAAGTTAAGTCAGATATCTTTATTGAGGGAGTTGTTGTATCAAGAATGTAAGCCCGGGGTAAATCTGCTTTAACTGCGCTCAGGAAGTTATAAGATCCCTGTTGTGATTGCACTAAATCCAATTCTGCGATCGTGCCGTGATTGATTTTTACATTCCTTATTAAAACCCTGTCTGAGGATATCTGAATCTGATTTTCAGATTCCAGTAGTGTGGTCTCGCCTTCCTCGCCAGGAAAACCCCTGGTGTAGTCAGATATTGTTAAGCTACCAATGGAGCCTGCTCCAATCTCAACTCCAGCATCGCTTACACTAAGTAATGTACTACCATCCGTTCCTGTTACCTGTATATCTGCCGCAGAAATCTTTGTTACATTATCTAAATTAAATTCCTCAATGGAGGAGAAGGGTACTTTTACCCACTTGGTGGGTTGTTGCTTGAAATACAAGAAGTCCTCATCCCATGCGATATCCCCTAATGCACCCGCTGAGTCTCCTGAATATGCAGGAGTGAAAGCATATCTTACTGAGTCTATATAGAACTGCATGCGGGAATCCGCTTCTGCAGTCGAATAAACATCGAAGAAATTAAGGTCAACATTGTGTGGATTCTCTTCCTGTAGGTGTAAGTCTAGTAATTGCTGAACATCTACATTTGGTACATTACCCAGTCCGATGTCAGATTTACTTGTACCATGCGGATTGGGTTGATTTGTATGATCTAAAAGTTGTTGCTCTAAATCAGCAAGTGATTCATCTGTGGCAATGCCAGCCGCGGCAACAATTTCGGGCGGAGTTAAATTCTCTACCTTACCTAATCCTACTTGTGCCTTAGTTACATTGTGCGGATTATTAGTTGATTCGGAGTGGTCAGAAACAAGCAGGTTTGTTTTTTGCTCAATCTCTTGATTGAGGTCAGTGATGTCAGATGCAGTATGTGTATGATCCTCTACTGAAATATCACCAACCAATGTATCAACCTCGGTCTTTGTGTAATACTGAGAGTGGGTATGACTACTATCTGCTTTAGATGCCAAGCTAGTCTCTAGTGCCTCTATCTCTGAGTTTAGATTCGCTATGGATTGTTCTATTCCAGATAGATCAACACCATCCGTATTTATTGAATCTATACTAGCCTGAAGTGCATCGCGTGTACTATTTAGCTCAGCGATCGTTGCTTTTGCATCCAGTGCATCTTGGAGACCTGTTACATTACTAATGGATATCGAACTAGGTGAACCTGTTGTGTCGATATTATCAATCTGATCTTGAAGGTCATTTATCTGTGATTGGTAAGTAAGGTTGTATATGACCTGGTCAACCGCAGTAATTAGACTATCTACCTCGGATTTATTGTAGTAATTAGATGCAAATGTATTCTCGGTGTCCTCCAGTACTACTACCCTTGCAGTTATATCTGATATTTTATCATTCAGTGTTTTCCCTGCAGATGCTGAAAGTGGATTTACTGATGATGTTGACGCAAGTCCTACCTCGATATCCCCAACTAAGAGTGTTGAGTCTATAAGGTCAGCGAACTCAGCCTCACTTGGTGAAGCACCAGTTATGAAGTAAGACTTAAGGGTAGCTCTTGATTGTACGGTCATCCTATTACAAATGCTCCTCCCCCGATACCTGTGCTATTCGCAATCTGCTCGATTGAAGATGTTTGGTATTCCTTCCTGTTGATAAAAATCTGAGCCCGCTCCTTCTGATACATTTGCATGTATGCCTGGTATTGCTGTAGATCGTTATCAACATCCCTAGCTAAGTGTGCCTTGACATATCCCGCTACCGCTTTGGCTTCCATCTCATCAAATATAACAGGTGCATTCTTCTCGTCCTCTGTTGCTCGGTAAATTGGTGTAGGGCGGTACTCCCCTTCGAAGTAGATATATAATGCCTCATCCTCTCTTAACTCAGGACCTGTCCAAAACTTGTTCTCTCCGAATGTAATACGACCAGGTATATTTGCCGTTCTCTCTGTTACCCCTCCATCTATAAGAGTGAATCTTGATTCCCATGGGATCGAATTGGGATAGTAGTAATGCGATATGGTTTGCTTATTCTCATCCGTAGGTACCCGCCTGACCACAACTTGTTTCACGCGAATGTTTGACATTGCGAAGTCGCCCTTGTGTACGTCTATATCCTCAGAGTTCACATCATGTAAATCCTCGGGATTAGGCTCAACCAATGTGCTGTCTGAGTAAAACTTATATTGATTAAGTCTGATTGCGGGAACATATCTTTGTAGGTCTACCACGGAAGCCACAATAAGGGAGTCAATGTTCTCTTGAACACCTCTGCCCTTACGCTCACTGTCTACAATAAGAAATACTCGTACTTGATCGTTGAACTCTTGCCAATTCATCTTCTACCTCCGGGGGTGAAATAAAATCCCAAAACCATGGGGGCCAAAACAATTACGAAGTAACTCGCTAGCGATCCTGTAGTGACCATAATGGGGGACTGCTTAGCAGGAAATGTGATGAGTCCGAAAAGGATTTCGGTTGCTCCTTCTCCTGTTGGGTTTGTAAGGGTGATGATTTCTGCACTTGGGAAGAGGGTGCAAAGGATGACGACCGCTGAGAGGGTTCCGCATAATATGAGCGAGAGCAACCTCCTAGTAACCCTAGTAAACATACCACCCTCACCGCTATTAAGTTGTTCTTGAAATTTAAGTGCAAATTCATTTCCCCTCGCTTCCCTAGCTAATTCTAATTCAAACTTTTGCTGACGGGAATCACTAATTGCACCAAATACACCTTTCAGTACAGATCCTAGTGCCGCACTACCGCCCGCAGTGAAAAACATTGTTACTAACTCAAACATCAGTTGAGTACCCTTAATGACCTATAACCTGCCCCGCCACTATCTGCAGGACCGACCTCAACTTTCTTCCACCCATTATTAACATAGACCTCTAGTGGGTTACTGGAATCACCACTTGGTTTCATATATGTTGTTTCGACTGGAGCCCCATTAAATTTAATTGATGCACCATTGTATGAAAATGAAACGATCCCGCTTCCATCTAGCACTACGCGCTGATTTGTACCAAGCCTAATGGCACAATTACTGTAAGTTGCTTCATCAAGACCAATACCAACTGCCGCATTTGATACATCCCTGAATGAGAATGTGGGTGTGCCCTGCGATTGAAAATGTGCGTATGTTGTGCCAAGTGCGCGAAAAGCCGCATTTCCCCAAGGGGTTGATCCATCATCTGAGTTATCCCCTACTATCTCCGCACTAAAAGCACTGTATTTTACTGCCCCCTTAAACTCATAACCATTGTAGAAAAAACCACCACTTCCATTCTCGTGGTTATCCCGTAGCCTCATCCCGGCTATAATTCCAGGTCTATCCAGCTCTTCGTTTGTTTTTCTTAATACACCATCAACAATAACACGATTGGCACCCGCATCAAAGTTTGCGGTCATATCTAATTCAACAGTTACGCATGAACCATGTTGAACATCGTCATATGTATCCGCTAAATCCCACGCTTCAATAGTAGCCCCCCATGTCTTACCCCCAGAGCCATGTCTCTTTCCCTGGAAATATCCACCTACATGCTCTGACTCTGCGTGGGCAAATGTATTATTTTTATCAGGGAAATTCTCAACTACTCCTAGAATAGCCCACTCATTGCTAAGTACATTCGGTCCAACTATAGATTTTGCATTTAAAGCACAGTTCACTTGACCCGATACACCAACAGGTGTGTTAGCTGCTCCGAAAGTTCCTCTGTCTGTATGCCTTTGTAATTGAAGAGTATGTCGGTCATCTGAGCTTACGCTTGGCACAGATGGATTAAAGTCATAAACACGCAGAGCATTTCTTGAGTAATCAAATATTATCCTGTCTTCACTTACATTTGGTATTATCGCTTCTGCATTAGATGCAAAATTAAAATCCGCGTCTTCAGATATTATAACCGATGAGGGTTCCTGTAGATTTGTTATTAGCTCATCATAGGTAACAACAACTGGATTATGAAGATACGCACCTATTTCTACATCAGCACTAAGGTCTATGTTTGCTATTTGTTGCTCAAGGGTATCAATGCTAGTCTGAAGTGAGGAAATATTTTCATTTATTACTGTATGCTCAGCAGGATGAATATTGGTAGTGTAATTTTCTAACTCTCCAATTCTTACGGAGTAATTATTTATATCAAAACCCTCAAGCGTTTCTACTCTGGTTCTTATTAAATGGTCAGCCTCCTGAAACTCTCCCCTTACAAGATTATCGCCATCTATTATAGACTGCTCTATCTCTGGTATTTTATTACCTAAGTCTACGCCCTCTATGCTATTTAGTCGGCTCTCGGCATCAATGTTTTCTAAAGCTGAAACCCTTGAGTCAAGTACCTGGTTTTCAATAACGGTTATTTTAGTATCAAGGTTTGCTATCGCGTCATCGTAATTCAACTCGGAAAATGTTGTTTGAACATCATCCACCAAGCTGTTTATAGAGTACCTGAGTAACTCAAAGTTGTTATCCAGTTCAGCCCAGCTCAGTGGATCCTCGTACTGATATGGTGATGAACGCAAGGTGATAACCTTTTGCGTTGATGTTAGATCATTTGCTGAAAATTCAGGATAATTACTATTTAGCTTCTGAGTAGTAGTGCTCATTTTAATATACTGATTTGGCTTCCTCCCAAAGTTTTTGAGATCCAAGTTTTGTTAATTCTCCGTTGTGCAATGTTGCCTCAATAAATGTTCCCTTAAATAGACGATCCCCTTGCCTGCCTATAGAAGCATGTAGAAAGTCAGTCCCAATATCACCCTTGACTATTTGCCCTGATCCTCCTGCGTCACTATTCATTGATAATACCCTGTTCCCGTTTTGTGACTCATCGAGTCCCGAGAAATACTGGTTTATCTTATTATTAGCCGACTGACTAATTGATCCATGATTGTCATTAAATCGGAATCTGCTCACTGGTCCTGGCTCAACCGTTAATACATTACTTCCCCATATCCCAATCATTGGTCTAGGGGCATCACCACTACCTATAGCTGTAATCGTGAAGTCCTCATTCATGTATGATCCAATACCCTCAATGTCTAAATACTGCCCCAACTCAAACTGGGCATAAGGCCCATCTTCAGAGTTGTATAATGTTGGTCTCTTATCGGGGTCGTCCTGGGTGGCATTCATTTGAGCTACATCATGCTTTACCTTCTGGTCATAAATATACCAAAGTTTAGACCCATCAATTAAGTCAGAGTTTGGGTAGTCGTAAAATACACCATCGTTTACGAACCTAAAGTACTGCCCCTTATACTGCCTTCTTAGCTTCCTTCTTAATGAGTATGCAAATATTGCATGCATAGCATCACATGGAAGCTTCCTCTCAACCTCGCTTTTTACTGGATATATCATGCGAAATCTCCAAATCCATACCATGCTTCCCCAGCGCGATATATGGTGGCACTAGAATATTGCTCGGATAGTATATTTCCACGAGCCCGAACTAAGTCTGGTATGAGTGTGGTTTTACCCTCAAGTGTATTTACTACAGTAAAAGTCACACCATCTTCCGCAGTGGTCGGCAAGGAGATCGTAAGATATCCACCAACTGGCTCCGAGTGGTATATGGTTCCTGTATTTACTGGATCAAACTCAAAGTCTGAATCAACTGTTAATATGGGTGCTTTTGTTCGCGCGACACCCCGAATACCTTCAGGTTTTATACTAAACGATCCATCATTACTTACGACCTCCGAAGCAGTGACACTTCCGGAGAATTGTATCTCTCCCGTTAGTTCAGTCTGACCATCAACCCGAAGGTTGCCGTATATAATAGCATCATCAACATATAGATTATAGTCATGTACAGCAGAAGGTATCCTGAGTGTGTTGTACTGAGATATACTTAGATCAAAGTACGGTCTTACCTTGTCTCCATCGAGCAAGCCTTCCCAGTACTCGCTAGAAGGGTAAACTAAGATATCAGTAACCCATGGCGAAAAACCCTCGCCCGGATCACCCCCATCTAGGTAATTAAGATTATGATCAGCACCTAGTACTTGGAGCGGATAAGATGATTCATCAGGTGGTGTAGACGCTGAACCTTCTACAAAACTAATAAATTGATGGGCTGGTTGATACCCTGCTGTGAGTTCATCCGACATAGAATCCACTTACTGATATTGTCTGGGTATTATCAGAGTAATTCATGGCATCACTACCAAGGTTTACTATTTCATACTCGGATAGATTCTTGCATGGGTAAACAAATGTTCCTCCATGGCCAATATGCTCAACCGAATAGTCTACCTTTTGCTTGTATATAATTGGATCAACTACGACACTTGTTCCTGCTTCTATGGCAATAAGTGGTGACTTAGGTAGTAAGCTGTAGGCATTATCGGATATAACCTTATGAACTTCTTCAACTAGGTGAACATCGTCATAAAACGGATTTCCCTCTATGCCATAACTGGTGGGGTCTGCGACTATGCTATCGACTATTGTATATAAATCTACTGTATAAATTGATACATCTGAATTAGCCAAAAGACCAGGGACGATAACATCGTTAATCTGAGTATTTACATCTTGTGCTATCTGTTGTGCGCTTGCATCAGTTACAGCAGGCATGGTCAATAGATTTACCATATTTAGTAAAACTATATTTTTTGCCCCCTTGCTTATAAGTAATTCTAGGTTTGATTGGATTCCGCTAGATATGTAATTAGCGTCCGCACCGTCACCAAGGTAATCATTTCCTCCACCAAAAAATGCAACCAGGTCAGTTGGTGAAAATAGAGGCGCTGACTGTATTTGCGATTCTATTGATGGAATAGTAAGAAAAGGTTCAGCTCCTTGAGTATATGTCTGTGTTAGTTTTGCTCCACCATACGCATAATTTGTTCCCCCTACCCCAGAGGAAGTAAGTGGTAAGGATAAGGACTCTGCTAAATACTGCACCCATACATTCTCCTTATCTTCCCAGTATTCATCTGGATAATTACCTGAGTCGGTATAACTATTTCCGAAAGCAAATAATCTATCGAATTGGTAGTTGTTAGACCAAAATACACCATCACCAGACTCAGATAACACGACCTCATCATCTAGTTTGAGGAATGCCTCGTATGTATTGGTAGATGGATTTAGCCTAATTGTAACAATATATTTCGTGTTACTTTGAGTGTTATTGTCACTGACTGTTAATGAACCAGCTGGCGTTAATCCTAGTCTCTCGGGTTTATCAATTACAGAGAACTTTATTTGGTAAGGTGATAACCCGGGTGTTCTTATCTGGAAATCAACTTCTGCTCCATCGGCAACAATTTGCCTAGTGAATGGCCTGTATGCGGTTCCTGTTACTTTAGCGGCACCAGTTCCCTCCAATTCACTAGACTCATAACCTATATCACCAGTCCACTCAGTGAAATCTACATCGTTAAAATCATCTACAAGTAATGACTTATGCCTTCTGCGGACACCAACAACTTTGCCACTAAAGTTTGATACGCGGAATGACTTTGCTTTAACAGACGGAAGAGTATTGTAATTCTCATTTGTAGTTACTGCAAATGTGCCTGTGTTATTTAGATTTGTCATTCTTACCCTTCAGCTTTTGGTATAGTGTAACACTAAGATGTATAGCCGTCAATACGGCGCAAATTGTAGCAGAGATAAGATGAACAGTATCCAAGGTAAAGGTGGCGAAAGTGCCAGCCATGCCAACCATGGAGTTCTTGTCCATTACTCAGTTCCTTCCAATGGATCTTCTACAACAACTTCTTCTACTTCTAGTAAATCTTCCGCGTCAGACGATACTGATTGGTTGCTTTCTTTGTCTGCATACACTGCATCCGGATTGCGCGCGGGATCTTGGGGTTGCGTCGCGAAAACTCGAAAACTCGTCGGCGGAAGATTCAGCTTTTTTTTTAGCTCCTCATATCTTTCTTCAGATATCTCTTCGACCAGGTCTTTGTGAAGTTTTAATAGGATTTTAGCATCCTTGTCGTCATACGCACCAATGCCACGCTTAACAACTCCGTTAGTAAATCTTTGAAACTCAGCCCCGTAGTCGTAGGGTACTCGTTTGAATAAAATGTATTTCATATAAAAAAACCCCACCCTCTCCCCTGTTTCGCAGAGGAGAGGAATGAGGTGTTAAGGAGTTAATTAAGAGATGTAGTCAGACCAGTTGGCAACTGCGGAATTAGCATCGAAGTTTTCAACGATCAAGTGACGAGCAGGAACATCCATCATGGTGGTCCACTTGGTGGAACGGAGTGAGTACTCAGTTTCCTTGTGAGCCATACGACATTTGTACAAGCGATCCGTTTCGGGATGTGGTTGCTTGCGTGTGATGGAGTTGGTTCCAGCGATACCGATTTTTACATCAGACCAATCAACGAACCACATGGAGCGCATAACCTTTGAGTAGTTTGCGTGCCCACCGGAATTAGCGGCGATTGCGGAACGCTCACCGTCCTTGTTGATTACCTTGTCACCATCGGGATCAAGAGTAGCACCGAACAATGGAGCCTGGTGATTGATGAGGTCATCAAAGTAAGGGTCGTGGAATACAGCAAGCTGACATCCAACCTCTGGCAAATCGAACATCGAGTAGTTGAACAACAAGATGCCATTGTGAGTGATTTGCTGGTTGATTTGAGCATTGCGATCAAGTCCCCATCCGTAACGAGCTTTGTAGTACTGATTAAATACTTCGAAAAGCTTGTTGTAGGTGAAGCGGTCGGTCATTACATCAACAACGCTGATGTTGGATCCGTCTTGCTCGCGGTTGCGTTTCAAGTAGTAGATATCCTTTTGGAGATCCTCTACGGTGTAAACACCACCAGCTTTGTTGACCACACGATTGGACTCAGCCAAGAGAGCCTTAATACCAAGTGCGTTGGATTTGTACTCGAGCGTACAAGTGTCATCTTCTGGGTCGGTGACCGCAGGAAGTTGCATGTAAGTCTCAGGAGTTTGAGCGGCATTGATTGGTTGATTGAACCAAGTAGCACGCAACCATTGCTCCTGGGATGCTTGAGCGGCAATTTTGTTTTGCTCAGCAAGAGGAGTGTAAACCATGGATTTGAGGTAGCTGTTGACATCCCCGTTCATGATTTTCTGCAATGTTTCACGATAGGTTTGGTCAATCGTGCGGGACTCACGAGTGGTTTGCAACCAGTTGACGATCAACTTAACGCTGAGGTCGGTTGGTTGATTTCTGCACCATTCTTCGAAGTCGTTAACATTGTTGGCGACGGTCTGTACAACACCATAGGAAGGAGCGTACTGAGCCTTGAAGTCTGCATCAAGAGCAGTCCACTCGGCATCTGTGTATCCAGTAGCAGAGATTTGCTTACCAATCGGACGAAGGGTTACTTTAGCTTGGGAAAGCTTATTAGTAGCATCGTCGGCATTAGTAGCACCAATGATTTGGAATTGTACTTCGATTGGATCGGTTCCGCTCCAGTGATTAACGATAACAAAACCTCCAGTAAGGAAGTAACGCTCGATGTGGTCGATTGGAGTAGCCCAGTCAGAAGCACCCATATTTACGGTTACTTCATAGTCTCCACCCTTGCGGTCAAAACCAGCAGAGATTGGGGAGTTCCCATCAGCAATCTTACCGCTACGAATTGCGAAGTAACCACTGTTGATTACGGAACGCTGACGGCGTTGGATGTATGGAAGAATGATGGACTGCTCGGAAATGTTTACCTTATTGATTAAAGGCTTAATGTTTGTGATCGAGCTGTTAAGAAGGTCGACTAATCCTCTTTCGCGGACACCGAGCATTTTTGCTTCGGCAGAGCTTGCGATGACGCGAGCTAAGTCAATTTCCTTATTGGAAAGAGCTTCAAATTCCGCAGGGGTTAAACCCTTAATGGAGGCGTTAGTAAGTGTACAACCAGTAGAATCATCAACTTTAATGATGCGACCTACGCCAGCATCTCTAATGAGAGTTGAGTTGGATAATCCACCGGTTGGTCCAGAGATTGCGGTAGGTACCGCAGCTATATTTTGATCTGTCGTTGCCATGTTATTATTGATTATGTGTTATACGAAATTTCGTGTTACACCTTAATAATAACAGAAAAGACTCCTAAATCATTGAACCTACGATTTTTTTGCAAATTTCCCCAATATTGGGGTTTTGCTATACTCTTACCGAAAAAGCTAAAACTATGTTTTGGGATCTACAAACCTAACGCACCAAGCAGTGCATTTTGTTGTTTAGGACTAGCTGGCTTAGCATCTACTGTGTTGCCTTGCCTGGGAGTTGCAGATACAGAAGGTGGCTTAGGTTGTGGCTGAGAAACTGGTCTAGGTTGTTGTGGGGCAGGTTGTTGCGCAACTTGTGCCTTTGTGTAACCCGCCGCTTCCATCTGTTTCTTTTGTTGGTCTAAAGCATTATTTACTATATTCTGATATCTGATTGCTAGAATCTTCATGATATCATTATCTGACCAAGTATAGTACTCAGACCTTTTGTTTTCCGGTAGGGAGTAGTACCTCTCTCTTCTCATGAACAACTTACCATCTTCTTCGGTTTGTCCAGATTGTATAAATGATTCCTGCTCCTTTTCTATCCACTGATTTAATTCTTGATGAATAGGATTATTCTCCAGGTCTAATTGCGTGCTAGGATCTAGGAATATATCAGTTAGTGCATCACTATATGTGAGTAACTGCTGAGTGAAGTTCTCAAGTATTTTGTACTCAAATGGATTTTCCTGTGCAAACTTCTGGATATCCTCCTGCTTGCCCTCCCCTAGCATCTTTTTGTATTCGTCGGGTATTATCGTATTCTGTGCTACCTTACGGAAATTAGCTTTTGCTTGTTGCACCTTTGGTTGCACTTCATACCTCTGTAACTGTCTCTCCAGGTTTGCGATACGATCTGATGTCTTTCTGATTGTTCGCTTTTCAGCCTCCTCCAGAATCATCTCACGGTATGCCTTATCTTCATCAGCCCGACTAAAGCTTGGGCGATTCTTTTTAATAAAATTGGTATAGTCTTCGTCCTGAGAAGGATCATAGAAGTCATCCTCTGACATCTTTTTCTCTATATAGTCCTTGCTCTTTTGAAGGAACGATCTGAACTGCTTGGACTTACCTTTGTACTCCCCTCCCAGTTTCTTGTCGGCATACAGAATTTTTTCGTACACTACCTTTTCTTCAGGAATCAATGAGTCCATAAACTCTTGATCCTCTGTATCTATATAGTGATCCTCTACTTCTTGCTCTTGAAAGGCTGGTTGCTTCTTTACTGCTTCTGGTACATCCGGGTCTACTACTTTGCGTAGCTTCTTTTTCTTAGGTTCTGTTTTTTCAGGCTCTACCGCTTCCGGCTCAGTCTCTTCTTGTACAGCTTCCTGTACAGGTTCTTCCGCCTCTACTGCTTCTGATAAATTTCTTATAGGAGCCTTTTGCTCCTCCTCTTGAACCTCTTCAGTTACTTCCTCTGCGATATCGAAGAGGGTCTTGTATAATGGATTGGACTGCTCCTGCTTTGGTGCTTCCTCAGTTGTTTCTACTTGTTCTGTTGCGGTTTCTTCTTCGCTCATAGTTGGACTTGTTGTTCAGGTGATGTCATTGCTTGTTGCTCAGGTTGCGAAGGTGCGGGACGGGAACCAGGTTGTCCCATTCCTTGTTGCGCCTGTGCTTCCTTTTGGACTAAAGCTTCCAGCATCTTGAGAACTTGGGGCCATTGCTCTCTGAGTTGTGTTATAAATTGCTCGTTACCTACATTGGACATATCTTGCTGTTCATCAGCTTCATCTATCTCCAACTTGAGGTCGTGAGCCCCCGACATGCGGAAGATCTCATTGAACATATTAAATATACGCTCTTTACCTAATGACTTTGCCATGTCTGGTACTTGTAATATTTGCATGAATATCTGACCTAGGACTTGGGCGGACTGAGTGTCTCTTGCTCTCTCTGCTCCATCTCTTGAGCTGAATAAATATTCGTATATTAAGCTAGATGGTCTACCAATTACATTTCTTTTGGTTGCAGTTGGATCACCAGATGTCTCGACCTCAAATCCAGCTTCTCTAATAATCTGCTCGGAATACCTACCCTTGATTGGAACTATAAATGAATCTGAAGAGCAACTAACTAAGTGTTCGTAGAGTACCTTTTTCATAGCGGAACGCATGTCGTCCACGCCCTCAGATATAAATGAGTAAATACTATTAGTTGTATTCGCAATCTCTGCTACCTCTGTTGCAGATATCTCCCGAGGAGCGGGCTGTCCCAACTCTTGTGGAGAAAGGATCAGCAAACGCTCAACGAGATTTAGCAGTTGGAGGATAGCCTGGATCGATTGATTGATCCCTGCGGATAGTTCTTTCTGTACATCTACTACACGAATAAAGTCATTGTTATTGATACCGAGGTCTGCCGCTTTCTGACCAGAGTAGAATAACGCTTTTGGTTTAGCATAGAAGCTATCGTCCGCTAGTGCGTTCTTGATATACTCCTTTACATCGTCATCTAGTGCGTCTTGGTCGATCGCAAATATCTTGAACATACTCATCTTCATCTGCTCGAGCATGGAGTTTAAGATATTAGTCAACTGGTCTTGGTATGGCATGATTTCATGAGCGACTGATATATTCGCCATGCGATCATCATTCTCATTTATGCCACCATATACGGCTGGCAACGATGGGAGGTACTCCGCGTAGAGTACTGTCTCGTCACTAGCTACGGTTAGTTTAAGCCAAACATCATGTGGGTAATCACCTAGCTTGTCCCGCTTTGGATTCACCCGCATATACATTTGAGTAACAAACATACCTTTGTCCTCGTCCTCTGCGGCATACAATCCTGTTTGTGCTACACGCTCGTTACGCATTGAGAACATATCCCCCACCTTGGGGAAGGTCATGTCATCCTTGAAATAGTATCCAAAGAAGTCTGCGTATGTATTATATATAGAAGACAAACTATTGGTGAAACTGATCTTATCAGAGTTCCATGTTGCTGGATTCTTGTTGATATCCCCGTATCTCACGATATCCCAGTACCCGATCCACTCGGGACCTTGGTTATTATTTACATCGTGCAGTGGTTGAGAAATATCCCTAATTACCCTAGTTGGGTGAGGAGTAATAAACTTAACTCCCGCTTTCTCTGCAAAAGATTCCAGGTCATCCCCTCCAGTAAGATCGTCTTTTGCATATCTCCATTGTATGTCCTCTGTCCATGAAGTCTCAGGAAATGCTACGCAGTGACCATACATAAACATATGTCTAATAATCTGCTCAAATTGGTGGCGATAACCAAACTGCTCAGCCATCATCTCAACCCGCTGAGATAGGACATCTGCCCTTAATTTATCTGCGAGTGCGGTGCTTCTTGGCTCATACTTGAAGTATGGGAAGAGATTACAGAATCGACTAGCTTGAGCAGCAACACGCCGAGTAACATAAGACCTAATAATATTAACGGAAACTTCATACAATCTAAGTGCATTTATGTTCTTCAGTTCACCCTCGTCATCATACTCACAGAACTTGTCCGCCACGCCTAAGTCGTTCAGCTTATCATGGCACTGATCTAGGTTAATTTTACCCTGTGCGTACTGCAATAAAGGGATGGTAGACTTATTGATAGGCAGTGAATCCCATGCCATATCAACAGACATATACAGCTTAGCATGCTCCGCACATGAACGAATGCCCTCAAGTATCCTTGATTGAATCATGTCTTGAAAATGCTGACGCGTGGAAAGGTCTTCTCCTTCGGTTGCGGTGAATATTTCACGGAGCCTTTCCTGTGTGCATCCGAATTTTCTGAGTATGTCCTTATTAACCATCGGTAAAATTAAATAGGTTGTCTATTGTGTCCTTTGTGTAGTTATGCAGATATCTTCTCTCGATGATTGTAAGTAGTAAGCATAGTGGCCCATCAAGTGGCTGAGGGGATACAATCTTCCTGACAAACTCCGCATGTGGCATATGAAGCAAGCTCGCAATCTCTCCGTAGTTCATTCTCAAGAACCCACATAGACGATCTACCCTTTCTTTGTTCCACCTTTTCTTAATGCCCAGACGCGCATAATGCGCATCCATAATGACTGAAGCAGATGTCGCATACTGTGAATCACCCGGAAGCTTCTTCAGTTTCGGGCTCTTCTTCGTCTGTATCGTCTTCGCTCTCGGAGTCTTCACTCTTGTTTACGATGCTGATATCTGAGTCGCTGTCGTCAAAGGAGGCTGTAAATCGCTTGTCGGACAACTCCTTGACTTGAAAGGAGCCAGAAATGCGAACTACATCCCCTACCTGAACCCCGTCTAGCATCTCTAAAATGTCCGGATACATCTGAAGGTCGAAGTTGGTAATGGATTCCATATGCATGCTTGTTACATTTGTTTTAGTGTTACAAAAAGTCAAGACCCAATATCCATGATTTCTGTCTTTGGTTCGGGTCTATTTCCTAAGTGCATGGAGTCGTAATAGATAATTACATAAGACATTGCATCAAAGGCGTGAACATAAACTGATCTCTTAGGTTTAAATGCTATATTGGGGTCGTATGTTTTACCTGGTTTCTCGGATATCAAGTTCTGGAACATCTTCCTTATATTGGTGCATTGATATGAAACTAAAAGTTCCTCGGACTGTAACTTAGCTATCGTTAATCTTACCCGTGCTTCTACTGATCCATTGAACTTTGGAGCCGCCCGCATGCGAATCGGACTCATATTAAAGGTCTCCGCCTTAGTCCTAGATATCTCCTCTATGTCTTTTACATCGTAAGACCCAGTTTTGGCACGGAACTGATTGAATGCTGAGTTATCACTTACATGTATGTAATTAAACTTGTGATTACATTTTCTATTCCAGTATGCCATTTTACGCATAACTAATGGAACCAATGTAGTGTATGGTAGCTTCTTGTTTATAGTTACAAACTCATCGAATACTGTCCATATCGTCTTATCTGCACCTGGTAAGGTCTGCATAAAGATTACAGCATTGTTTACAGAGCCGGGGTCCCATCCTACTACTATTGGATAATTCTTATTAGGGAGTATGCCCCTCTTATTGTCCCCACGGATATGCAACGCCTTATTAAAGTAAGGACCAAATATAGCATTTCCAGCTGGTCGGTCTATCCACTCCCCGCGAACCATTCGTGCTTCCTCAATCGGGTCACTCTTGACTGCTTCCTGAATCCGATCGTAGTAACCTTTAGGTAGGTTATCTATATTGTCCTCAATCTTTACATGATAAACCGCATAGTCCTTATTCCAGTTTCCATCCGCATCGTAGGGATCCTCGAAGAATCTTTTATATACCCAGTGGCTCGGCCCGTCGGGATTGCATGCCGCTAGATATTGTTGTGGGCCGTGAATACCTTGGCGTCTACCCAACTGCTGAACGACTGCATTGAAGTAGTCATCCGTATCCAAGTTGGTAAGCTCGTCCACGAAAATTAAGCTAGGCTCAAAACCTTTAATTCTGTCTTTAATAAAAGCACCATAGGGTATGGAAATAAGGCAAACTCTTGAGTGCCCACCAAAACGATTTTCGATATCTATATATAAGTTCTTTTGGGTATCCTGCCTCTCGTCTGTGTGAACTAATCCTATACCCTCCACCCACTCAGGTAATATCTCTACTTGTAACTTGTGCCACACACCACCCATAGTTGCCTGAGATCTAACACCAACGATAATAAGTGCTAGGGCATTGAAGTTTTCATAGCAATGACGGACGAGCTTGTGCCCACCCAAAGAGTATGTTTTTCCGGAACCTCTCTCCCCATATGCAAGGATGTACTTGGCGGGGTCATCAAAGATTTTTCTCTGCGTGATAGTCAAAGATGGCAGCCATGGCTCCGTATCCTTTTGGTCTAGGGTCTCTACTTCTGGAGCAAACTTCTCCAGTAGTATCTTGTGATCTACCTTAGTTTTCTTCTTCGGCATCCTTGAGTTCCTTTAGTGGTCGGAAGCCTGGCTTCTTCTTGGTTTCTCGCTTATCCTTCTCGTTGGCTAATTTAAGCTGGAACTCTAATCCTTTTAGTAGTCGGTCATAGAATTTCCCCTGTTGCTCGGTTGCCTGGAGAAATAGTCTGGTCTGAAGTATCCTTTCTTCGGGGTCCATATCATCCCCATCAAGTGCATCCTTGAGTGTCTCAGTCACTTCAAACAGGCTCATATTCTGACGAATATTTACCTTCTGTGTAACACGCAGAGCCTCCGCCATCAGTAGTCCCACGGAGTCATCGAAGTCCTTAAATATCTGTAGCTTCTCTACATTGTCTTTATTTGTAAGAATACTCTCTAGGTCGTTATTAAAAACATACCTACTGTTTTTATCCAAAGCCTCGAGCAAGCGTGTTCCCTTCTCGTCATCATACTCATGCTGACGCTCCATAAGCTCTATGCTGTCAGGCTTCATTTCCTTAACGCCATTCTTCACCCATACCGAGTAAAGCTGGGGGTCGTGGTAAACCCGCTCGCGTATTTTCTTTGCGGTTGTTTCAAAATGCTCAGCTACCTTTTCGTAGTTCCCGTCATACTCTTTAAGTGCGGCGGCTAGAACATCGGTCTTAATCTTATGGGTTCTGGGCATGTTGAAATATTTTAATTAACGGCAGAAATGTATTCTCCCAGTGGTCGCTTCTTCTCAGGAATGCGTAAGTGCCCCGCCTAGAATAAGCAGATATCCTGTTTCTATCTAAATAGCTAAAAGGATCGAAGTTACATCCCTTACAGAAACTACGAGCATCACCAACTGTTACATTATCCCATGTGGTCATACGGGATATCCTGCGAACAATGTCCACAGGTATATTACCTCGTATAGCGACCTCTTGGTCGCTCAAGGCTCGGTGCATCCGTGAGCCGGATCGCTCCTTTGCGTATAATCTTACGAAGACTGGTGGGTAATTAACGAGAATCTCCCACGGGCTTTTCTTTCCATTTTTTGGCATTTGCGAGTTGCTCCTTCATGTCAGCGGCATCCTTTTCGATATCCGCTAATACTATTTTGGTTTTACAGCCCGCACGGTGACCTACAATCATCCAGGAATCAAAGTACTCCTCAAGTAGTGGACGCACCCTTTGGTATGCGTCAAACGCTTCAGCCTTTACTTTCATTACTTTCCTATCCTCCATGTTTTAGAATTAAAAAACACTTTAATGAATTGCAACACGAAATTTCGTGTATCGGGGGTGTAACATATTGTTTACTACCCCGCTTGACATATTCCGAAATATTCGGACGCAGATTCCGCATCTACCCTGTTGTTCTTATAGTTCTTAAGAAACGTCTCGGATGACATATGCCCCATGGTATCTAATGCCCACTCAAAAGACTTCCAGTATCCATAGCTACCAAACGAATGCCTGGCACCATTAGTTGGGTAGTTGAAACCCACCCTACGGGATGCCCACCTTCTTGCTAAGTTGAGTGCGTTATAAGATGGCATAACCAAGCCTTTAGATTTTGGCACCCATGACCATAGGTTCTCTGGTGGCTTAATCCATCGCTCCCGTCCTGTCTTAGTATGCTCTGCCTTTAGTCCTATAGACTTACCCCATCGGATGTCTGAGTATCTTAAAGTAGCCATCTCCATCTCTGGGCGTATCCCCGTAAATAACATAATAGCTAAGGCAGGTTTATACTTCTCGTCTATTTCCTCTAAGAGAGATTTTACTTCTGCTACCTGCAAAATACCTGGTAATTTAAAAAAGACCTTTTTTTTGGTCATTTTCAGATCTGGGTTAGTCTGAATATACCAATCCGATACATTTTGCCCGTAACCTTTTTTCGCACACCATGCCATGAATATTCGGACAGCCCGTCCGTACTCCTTTTTGGTCTTCTCTGACCAGTCCCCTGAGTTCACATACTTCTTGTAGGACTCCACGGTTACATCCGATACTGATCTACCTCCACCAAACCATGTTAGGAACTTATTTACCCGCTCTTCGGTTGTGCGATATCCTTTCTGTTTTGGCTTAGCTGGATTATAATTATTCTCGAAGTACTCAGCTAAATACTCATTGCTTGCTACATGTAGTAATGTCTGTTCTCCCACAGGTTCTTTTTCGGCAACCTCACCAAGCCAAGTGACTACATCAAACGCTTTGGCTTCCATGGCTGAATTGAAGAACTTTCTTCGTCGCTTTCCGTCATGATGAACAGTTAAAGCCCATTTTATGTTATCCCTAACCTTTCTTTTGGATATGGACACCTTCATCTGTTGGCAGTTTTGTTGGCAGTAAACATGTAAATCCGTGGTTATTTATGAAACTTAGTGAAGTAAATAAAAAAACACCCCCCATTGCTGAGAGGTGCTTATTTAGTGAGATTGTGGCTTATTTAAAGTGGCACACCCGGAGAGAGTCGAACTCCCAACCTCCTGATCCGTAGTCAGGACATGATCCTCTTATTTACTGGGATTCACGGGGTTGTTGCCAATTTGTTGCCAATTTCCATCACGATATATAAGTCCCATTGACTGTAGTTTCTTGGCATAGATATTATTTAATCTAGCCATTCTATCCATCACTACTGAGTTCCTTTTGATGGTACCGTCCACGGCTTCCATGATTTCATCGTCATGAGTCGCAACCCATGTAGCCATTCCGATATTACAGACTAGGCAGACCGTAACGATCACGCCCAAGCATAAAACCAGTGTCTTAATACTTTGAGCGATGCCTTCCACCTCCACTCTTATTTCGCCAATCTCACCCTCAATATCTGTACTCCATTCTTGGGTATCGTGAAGAATTGTCAGGTTTGTTGAGGGGGTATTCATTTATATTTTATTCCTTTCTAGATTTTTTTGTTCAAATTGTATGCAAACTGGTCAATCTTCAATGGATTGAAATCTTCCGCGATTTTATTTTTTTTAACACATTCCATATAGAACTCTATTGAGTCCTTCACGAATGCGGCTGTTGATTTTTGCGTGAATCTAAGTAGGTCCTGCATATCATTATATACTTCTTTAGGTATTCTACAGTTCACAGCTTGTAGGGGTTCTGTTGTCATATTTTCCTTTCCATGGGGCAAATAAAAGAATTTGCATTAAAATATGTAAAATAATTTTCTGTCAACACTTTACTTCATTTTACTTCATTTCACTTCACACTTACGCATTATTTTAAAGTTTTTGTTGCGTATGCATTATTTTATCTTGCCAAGTGCTTTTCGGATGCTAAAACAACAACCCATGTCGAAAGATAGTATGGAAAATAAACTGCTTCTGAAGGGTTCAGAGGTCTGTCGTTTACTGGGATTGGGAGCCACTGCAGGCTACCGTTATCTCGCATTCTTAAAGAAAGAGGGAGTCCTCACACCTGTTCAATTACCGGGGTGGAAAACACCAAGGTGGAATAAGGGTGAGGTGATTGAACTCACTAAGAACAAAGATGCGAAACGATGGACAACTGAAACTTTCGAAGTTCATCAAGCAACGCAATAACTAACCATAGGAGGATAACTGGATGGAAGTTAAAATAACTAAGATCTCGCCCAAGCAAGCGACTAAATTGCTCACAAATAACCCTACGAATAGAACTATATCTAATGCTATTGTTAAGCAGTATGTTGAAGATATTCGCGCAAATAAGTGGCAGAACAATGGGGATACCATTAGAGTCTACAATAATAGCGGACGAAAAGGATTGGCACTAGAAGACCATCAGCTAATTGATGGCCAGCATAGATTGACTGCTGTTGTTAAGGCGAATAAGTCGATTGATTGCATTATAGTAACCGTTGATTCGCCTGAGGTATTTAAGACCATTGACTCAGGTAAGAAAAGATCACCAGCTGATATATTAAGTATATTAGGTAAGAAAAATTGCCCTGCCCTAGCGGCAACCTTGGCTCTTATTCGTAAAATGGATGATGATGGACTGTATGAGTGTTCTCTCGGAGGTCAGTCAGCATCAAAAGTTCTTAATCATGAGGTTGAGGAGCTTCTTGAAAGATATCCTAAGATTGAAGGTTCTGTAGCTTATGCGGGACTAAGAAAGAAGGACTTCAAGACTCGTCCGGCGGCAATGGCGGTCATTCACTACAAATTATCTGCCATTGATGAAGATTTGGCTGAGGAGTTCCTTCAGGCATTTCACTTAGGTCATAACTTAGATTCAAAAAGCCCAATTCTTAAGTTAAGAGAGGCAATCAGAAAGAAACAGGCGAGCGATATAATGATATCATCTTTCTGGTTCATTAAAGCCTTTGTTATCACTTGGAATAATTGGGTGAGCGGAAAAGAAGTATCCAAACTTCAAATGAGACCGGGACCAATTCCTCAAATTAAATCTGTATGAAATTAGAAACTCAAAAAATTAAAGGTAAGGATTATGTCCTTGTAAATGAACGGGTGAAGGCATTTCGCACTCATCCAAACTTCAAGGATATGTCGCTAGAAACAAGTATTGTAGACATGTCTGAGAATCGTGTCGTTATGGTCGCCAAAGTTCTCGATTCCGATGGCTTAGTTAAAGCAACAGGACACGCTGAAGAAATTCAGACTAAGAGCGGTGTAAACTCTACATCATTCATTGAGAACTGCGAAACCTCTGCTGTTGGTCGTTGTCTTGGGTTCTTGGGTATTGGAGTTGATGATTCCATTGCCACATACGAAGAAGTAGAGCAAGCGATCGAGCGACAAGAAAGCTCAACCATCGAGGGTGTTATTCGTCAGAACGAAGACCTTCCTTTATGGGCAGATGTCAAATGGCCTGGTCAACAGAACAAGGGCAAGACCTTGTCATGGTTGGCTGAAAACAAGCCTGAGTTCTTAAAGGATACACTGAAAACCAAGTATGAGCTGATTAAAGATCAAGATACCAAGTTGCTCGGATTCCTTGAGCAGGCAGTTGCTAGCATTTCAGGAAACGGAAAACAGGATTTTGCTGATGCGGTCTGAGAAAGTACAGGGCAAATTGTCTGCCTCCAAATTGGAGGCGACAAGCCTGTGCCCAGCACATTGGCAAGCGAACAAGCTCTACATGTGGGAGGGCGATAAGGACTCTGCTAACGAAGGCACGATTCGTCACGAAAACGAAGAAAACCAAGTACCCTTGGATGAAATTGATGATGATGAAAGAAGGCTTTGTGCTTACAGATCAAGAATCGCACTGCAAGAATGTAGAAAAAAAGTTTTCGGTGACTCAGAAGGAGTCGTAGAACGGGAATTAAGGCTTTGGTATGACGACTCGTGGAGCGGTCAGTTAGACTATTCAGAGGCATTAGGGGTAGATGTCCTGATCGCTGACTATAAAACCCTCCACGGGTCTCATACACCTGCACCCGATAATGTTCAGTTGCTAGCACAAGCAGTGCTTTACTGGAAAAATTACCCCAAGACCGAAAATGTTTATGCGGCACTAATCGAGCCTTTTAATGACCCTACCTATACCACGGTAAAATACTCAGCCCAATTCTTGGCGGAAAAGGCTAAGTGGTTAGAGGATGTCGTTGCGGAGGCATATAAAGAAAACCCCAAGCGAGTAAGTGGATCAAAACAATGCAAGTGGTGTTCAGCACTTTATGTCTGCCCGACTGCAAGGTCACACTTAATTTCGTGTTTACAAAAATAATTATGGAAGATTTAAAGTGGATGGATAGCCCCGAACAGATATCGGAGGCTATGGATTTGGTGCCTATTATGGAGGCATTTATTAAGCAAGTTAAAGCCGTGGTTAAACGGATGTTGGAAGAAGATCCCAACTCAATACCAGGGTTTAAACTACGCAATAGTGGGAAGATAACATCTTACGAGGCGTGCGAGGTTGCGGAAATTCTAATGAGTACAAATGTACTGCAATGGAATGATTTCCTTAAAGCCTGTCGGTTTACCGAAGGAACTATGGTTCAGGTGTGGGCAGACAAGCGTGGAATATCAAAAGCGGACGCCCGCAAGGATATTAAGCAGAGACTCGCAAATGTAGCCAAGGAGAAGCCTAAATCTCCTGCGATTATCAAAGACCATGGGTAAGGATGGAATCGGGAGAAATAATAACCCTCAGGATAGCGAAGAGAACCCCTTCATTAAATACTCTGCTACGAATGAACGAGTGGGAGAGGTTAAAGGAGAAACGCTCCATGAATATGGAAGTTCTCCTCGCCATCGAGTCCGCATTGTTAGCAAACGCGTCAGACTTTGCGACCCGGATAATTTGGTTGGGGGAGTCAAGCATCTCGTCGATGCGCTCAGGATTGCGGGAATTATACCAGAAGACGATCCAAAAGCCATCACGCTCGAGGTCAGCCAAGAAAAGGTCTCCTCGTACGCTAAAGAAGAAACGTGGGTGGAAGTGAGCAGATGAGCGAAGCATTAAAGACATCTGTCAACTTTAAGGGAGACCTCAGAAGGCGTTTGGAATGGTATTGTGATGTCAATGATTTACAGCCCGCACAAGCGGTAAAAATGTTCGTAATTCAAGGATTGAAAAAATATGCCAAGTGTCCGCACGTGGACACTCCCTCGCGTACGCACGAAGTAGAGGAGAATTTATCTTTAGATAAATCTAAAGACGCTAAAAGCGATTCGCATGTTTTCTTTAAAGGTTTCATCAAGCACATAAAATTTTGTGAAATGCCACAGGCATTGGTGAAGTCGATCGGAGATCATTGGGACGCAATTCTCGAAACCAAAATGACTGCCGAAGAAATGGCAGACTCGTACAACAACTACCTAGCCGACTGCAAGAAGACAGACACAAAGCACAAGCATCCACAGGGATGGATCGCAGGACACGGATGGGAAAGAAAAAACACAACGGAGGAAACTTATGAACCAAGTGGTAACTATGACTTCATGTGATTCAGAGAGGTCACTAATTTCATGCCTCAGATATGAGGACGATGAGTGCTACAAGCTTTTCGCTTATGCACTTGAGCAAGGAATAACAATGGATCATTTCGAGGACGCTTCATGCCAAGCGTATTGGAATGCATTCGTTCAATCAGAAAAGGAAGGCGAATTTGGAATGTTCGGAGCTTTCAAGAGACTCCCCAAGGAGTTTAATGAAATGTATCCGCAGTTCCACGAATTTGTTCTTGGGGCACACGAACTACCAACCTTTCACAAAGGCAAGTCGGCGGTAGATGGAATTGTTAAAAACAAGGCATATCGTGACCTTGTGAGAATCGGAGAAAATCTTTCCATGCAAGTGAAGGATGCGTCACCCATGGACGACCCAATGGACTTAGCGGTAGCTTCAGAAAAGCAACTGCAAGAACTAATCAAACCAAAGAGTAGCACACTCAAAGGATCAGCTGATCTTACCAAGGATACGATATCTGAAATCAGAAAAACTCTCAGCCAAGGACCCGCCCGAATTGAGCCATGCCTACCATGGTTAAAAATGGTTCTAGCGGGAGGATTTAAGGACAACCACCTTGTTGTGGTTGCCGCTCGTCCAGCCGTAGGTAAGACCACAATCGTACTCAACAACATCTACCACGCCGCACTTCAGGGAAAGAAAACATTATTCTTTTCATTGGAGATGAAGGCTGAGTCGCTTTGGGAGAAACTTGGTCTAATTCGTTCCCAAGAGGATGAGCATGGACTCCCATACAAAACGAGTGATGACACGCTGAATAAGCACAATGCAGAGAAGTTAATCATGCATATCGAGGCGTGCCAAAACCTCCCTATCTTCATTGATGACTTTGCCGGATCAAGCATGAGCAATATCAGAACAACTGCTCGCATCATGCACCGCAAGGAGGGGCTCGACTGCATTGTTATTGATTACCTTGGATTGGTTAAACCAGAGGACTCAAGGATCGCTCGAGAACAACAAGTCGCAGAGATCAGTAGGATGGCAAAGCAATTAGCCAAGGAATTGAATATCCCTGTCTTCTTAATCTGTCAGTTAAACAGAGATTCCGTAAAAAAGGGGGCAGAGCCACAACTTCACGATCTTCGTGAATCAGGTCAGATCGAACAGGATGCAGATGTCGTTCTTCTCCTTCACCGAGATCTCCTAGCGGACGATAAACAGACCACATCAATCATCGTGGCAAAGAATCGATTCGGTGGAACAGGTCACTCAGGAAAGCGAGTAAAGTTCATGCCAAAATCACAGAGGTTTATCGAACTAAGGGAACACTCACTTAATGACGGAATCTCAGAAAGGAAATCAAACCCACTTTATAACAGAGATGATAATAGACTATGAGCAGTAAGAGTAAGCAATCAAAAGGCGGGCATCAGACAAAAGGTGCATTCGGTGGGTTACGGGGTAAGCGCAACCGTGCCCAGGTAAGATATCTAGCAACTAGACAAATGGAGGCTAAGAATGATCCACGCAAACAGTAAGGCATCCTACGATGAGATTAAGCCTGAACTAAGCGGGAGAAGAAAAGAGATCTATCTGACACTTTACAAGTCATCCAGAAAGATGACCGACAGAGAAGTTAAGGACGAGATGGGACTGACTGATATGAACTCAGTAAGACCTCGGATAACCGAACTTATTAAGTCGGGACATGTGGAAGAAGTGGGAAATGTAAAGTGCCCACTAACTGGAAAAACAGTCAGGCAAGTAATGGTTTTCAATGAGGCTCAGATGAGTCTCTTCTAACAATAACAATAAAATACGTAATACAATATGAATGGTAATGGATTAGTCTCTGTATTCGGAACGGTCGTAGCAGACGCCGAAGAGGTGAAAACGGGTGGCGGTAGCTTGGTTAAATTCCGAGTCGCATTTAATAAGAAAAGAAAAGGAGAAAACATTGCAACCTTTACAAAATGGGAATCATGGTCGGAATATAGAAACGAGCATATCTTAAAGTACTTCAAGAAAGGAAAAAATGTTCATGTTCGTGGAACCTTTATACAGGATGACTACGAAGATAAGAACGGAAACAAGGTTCAGAACTACCGGAACATACTAGAGGACTTTGACCTTCTCGATAACCGGAACGAAAAACCACAGGAGAAAATGGATGAAGGCCCAGGCTTTTAGGATTCTTCGATATGGATTTCGATTTGTCTTTTCTCTACCCAAACGGGTGCGTCCTCTGTGGCGCACTCTTTTGGTGTGGGGTCGCTTATCTCGGGTATTCTTTCGTGGCGGGATGGAAGCGGTGAGTCGTAAAAACGAGCTAAAGCCAGGCAAATCTCGGTCTCCTTTTCCACCATATCGGGGTTGACATCAATCATAATGTAACACATAAAATCGTGTGACGGATGTGGGCAATTCTTTTCTTCTTAATTCTTACCTTATTTATGGCGTGGTTATATGTGGGACCTAGAGACAATAATTCGGATGAACAATGAAGCGTTCCGGTCCGCTAAAGAGAAAAACTCCATTAAAGCGTGTATCGAAGCGTCGATCCAAAGAAATGAAGGAGTATGGGATCCTGAGAGAGGAATTTTTGGAAAAGTTACCTATTTGCGAAGTGTGTATGAAGGCAAAGTCGACAGACATCCACCACAAGGCGGGACGGGGGAAGCACTATCTTGAAATAGATACCTGGTTATCAACATGCAGAGGTTGTCATGATAAGATTCACAGAGAGCCCATTTGGGCGAGAGAGAAAGGATATTTGGTATAATGGGTATTAGCATAGAAGATCAGAACGCTGAAAGGTATTACATAAATCCACGCAATGTGGTTTATGTGAAGCAAAGGGATCAATTCTGGAAGATCCTTTTAGTTGGCGGTGAGGTAATAATCACTAAAAACACAGAGGGTGCTCAGGCAATAATTAGGGCAATCAAATGAACTTATCCTACCTAGAGGAATCGGGTAACTATGTGATGAAGAACCACCTTCTCCTCGTTCCCGCCGAGTGGATGTTGAATCCTGAATTAAGTAAGGATATTGAAGCGACTAAGCCTATACTTAAGAAATTTGTAGACGATACAGAATTTAGAAATATAGCAAAACCTGAAGACTTTCCTGTATTGTCACATGTTAAGGAACATCTACCGGATGTATTCTCTGTGCCATTATTTAGTGACATGTTTTGCCAGGTAATGGTCGATGAAATCAATAACATCAAGGCCACTAATGGGTTTAAAGTAAACGAGGAAGAGGAGAAGGAGGTACAGATCGAGGAGTTTGTATTAGCTAACAATGCTCCTGGTTGGTATCGCTCAATGTTTCAGCTAATTTACGCAAAGATTAACCCTATATTTGAAACTATTTTCAATAGAAGAGTAAACACAGGGATTATTCAATTAGCTAACTACAATCCGAAGGAAATAACCCAAACTGCATGGCATCACGATGGTAGTGCAGATATCACCATGGTTGTACCGTTAAATACGGGTGAATATGAAGGTGGTGGTACTGAGTTTTGGAGAAAAGGTGAGGTAGATCCACTACCTAATGGTCACGGATTGATATTCCCTACCTTTAGTAATTTACATAGGGGTTTGCCTTTAAAATCGGGAGACAGGTATCTGTTCGTGTTCTGGCTTAAGTTTGTGCCTCCGCAGAAAGATAAGGAAAAGTTAGAACAAGGATATCCAGAGGTAAGGGAGTTGAATGATTGAGGCATTTCTTCAGCAATACAACATGCTACAAATATTTATGTGGGCGATATTCATTATCGCTGGGGTAATAATACTAGACAACGTACTAAATAAAAAATGAGCGAGGAAACTAATAAACCGTCGGACGACGAACAAAAAACCGCACCTATTGCAGAGGTTCTCATTGCAACAGGTCTTAAAATGGCACAAGAGCAAGAGCTTACCCTTGGTGAGCTAGTTGGTCACTTCGAGATCGCGAAGTTTGAAGTGTATGGAAGAGTTACAGCTGGCGCGAAAGCTCAAGCTGCTCAGCAAGCTTCAGAATCCGGCGAGCCCGCCGAAGATGGCGACAAGCAGGAGCAAGAGGTCGCTTCCGAAGCCTAAGTCGAGGATACAATTTAAAGGCGAAGTGCTCGCAAGAGCACTCGCCGTATCCATCAAACTCGTCCATATCTACAAGGTGGACATTATCAGGATTTAGTGAACTGGTGAAAAGATATCGTTTTGCCTCAAGGTGTTCTGCCTTCATCCCATTGCACTAAGCAGTGCGGCAAGTCCTCTTGCTTTATTTGTTCCACCTAAATTTCTCTCAGATCTAGTACCAGAAACAGGCTGGTATAATCTACTCATGATATCTTTGTAGTTTCCATCATACCTGTCCTTAATATTCAGTTTCTGCTCCATTCGGTACTGGGGCATTTCCCTATTCCCTACCCCCTCGTCGTATTTTGCCTTAGCGAACATGGACATCAGTCCACGCATCTTCTCTGCATCTGTTTCCCCGTAGTGGTTGGACATATTGAAGTTTAACTCAAAGTCATCCATTAGCTCAGGTTGTCCCTTTAGCCACTCCAGGTAATTATTTGCATATACTGCTTCGGGGGCACGCCTACTTACATTATTCCTAAGAGACATATTCCTTTTGGCTATTGGATTCATGTTCTCCATCTCTGGATACTTCACTGGATCATAGAACTCTTGCCGTGGTGCGTCAGGATTCTGTGCATTTGCCATTATTGATAACAACGCACTATTTTTCTCGGGAGCTACCTGATTGTAGTTCTCATCATAGTATCCATAGCTAGGAAGCATGTCATTGGTAAAACGAGATCCATCCTTAAAGTAATAACCACCCACCTCGGGTAATTGACTAGGGTCTACTTTCTGACCATTTAAATACATTGTGTTTGGACTCCTTAATCCCCTGCCCTCTCTTGCACCATGTCTAGTATAATGTCTTTGCCCTAGGTCTGCTAAAGAAGTTATCCCACGCAACCAGTTACCCCCACCAATACTTTTATTACCAGGGTCTTGCGCAACCCTCATGAGGTCAGGATTCCTTCTTACATAGTCATCCCACATATGCTCTGTTGAGGTTATGTACTCTGCACCTGGATTAAGTAGCCCGAAGAGACTCCTAGCTTTATCCATACTATCTATATGGTAAATCTCCTTGCCGGGGTTCATCATGGCATACAAACCACGCTGATCGTCAAGGCTGTCTATATAATAGTGAGGCTTAGCGTTTGGTAGATTTGGATTATTAGCAATACTTTGCCTATTTGAGTAGGCATCCATTTCTGCGGCGGCTTTAGCAAGCGCCGCTTTTTCTAACTCTGCATCATTATTTGGATTATCTGCGTCGATTTTAGCATTCAATGCGGCGTTATTGATATTCCTCATTGAGTTTACCATCATACTGGTAAGAGCGCCAATATTAGACAGGAAGTAGCTTGGCACCTCAGTGTCGGACTTATTTTCGTATAAATTACTTAGAGCTTTCATCTAATGTGTTTTCCAATGCTTTCCTGAATGCTATATTTATATAGTCCTCATCAGTGGCTTCCTCTTTTCCCCACTTAACAAGCATGTCATGTGTGGAATCCTCCATTTCAAGCCCAAGTTTAACAAAGACTTCCTCCTCTTCAGAAGTGATTTTAATAACGGGTAGATCATCTTTATGCTCGCTTGCCATTTTTATATGCAGTTTTAGCCAGTTCGATATCTACAGACTTACCCTTCCATGACTTAGGAGTCATAGCCTTCTTGGCTTTCTTAGCCTTCTTTTTACAGCATGAACAACAATCACTCATCGCATGGACTTCTTTCCACGACACTTCCACTTCTTACGGGATAAGTCATTAGCACATGGTGGGTTCTTACACTTCTTAATACCAGCAGATCGAGCGCAGTAGGCATCACCTTTCTTTGTGCCCGGACGTATTCTGTCCCCGCCACCTTTTGCTTTCCCTGCTTGTCCGTAAGATACTTTGCGCTTACGCCCAGTTTTGGGATTAGTAACTACTTTTGCGAATCGCTTACCTTTTGCTGGTTTGGCCATGATGTTATTTTGTTAAATGGTTTTCTACTTTGTCACGCAATCTGTCTAGTTCCTTTTCAAGATACTTAAGTCGCTCAAATTGTTGGTGATCGGAAGTGATTGGTGTGTCCTGTAGGCTCATTAAATGATCCAGGTCTCCCTTTGATTGCTCGGCAAATTTCTCGAGATGCATCATCCTGGCACCGAGATCTCCAAGCATCGTACCCTCGTGTTGCACTCTACTCAGTCCGTTATCCAACTCATTAAGTTTGTGAAATATCACGGAGTACCCCCAGACCAAACCACCGCACACAGCGATTACCTTCAAAACAAATTGAAGGTTTGATTTTACCTGGACGTTCTCTCCGATCTCAGTAGCCATCTTTAATGTTTATGAAGTAGGCATTTACCTGCCTTCTTACACTTAGCTGGCATCTTGCACTTACTGCATGGTTTAAATGCCTTCTTAGTCATTGAGTAGCTCTTTACCTGAGTCTTTCCTTTTTTCTTTCCTTTACAGTGCATAATTACGCTTTCTTTGTTCTGCGACCCATGCCTACTTTCCTTTTTTCAGCAACGAGCGCCTTTTTCTTTTTGCCAACCTGTTTCCATGTTTTGGGGGTTGATTTTGAAATCTTCTTACTGGGGCGACACTTCTTGACTCCCTTAGTTTTTTTATTACCGCAAGGACGTCCATTTTGATCAGTCCACTTCTCCTTAAACCAGCGTTTAAGATTTGCCCCAGCTTTGCCTTTACGAACTGCCATATCACTTCTTCTTCCCCGCTCTCTTCTTCCGGCACTTAGCGATCGCACCACTAGCATACGCACTCGGAAATACCTTATAGCTACGCTTTACCTTATGGTAACACGCGTCCTTCTTAGACTTTGCTTTTTTCTTCATAGGAATGTGAGTACGATTTCAATTAGTGCGAACATTGTGTCCAAGATCAGGTCTCGCTCTAAGAAGAATAATGTTAGTGCGATTATCCATCTTAGCTCGTTCTGCACATGGCTCACATGTTACATTTTAATTCGTGTTACGGATTCATGCAATATACTTATTCGGTCTTTTCTTCTTTAGATATGGCTGAGAATAATACCACTTCTCCCACTCTTCGGCGGCTCTTTCCGCATCTGCTTTAGAGTCAAAATCAACTCCAATCTCAAACGGGAATCTCGTACCTTTCGCAAGTCTAGGGCCGACAGGACCTTCCCCCAATGGACCTTGGGATCGTACAATCCACCCCATATTGCGCAGGTTCCCCCGAACAACAAAGGTCAGATCATTCATCCTGTTCTTGTAAAGACAGGAGGGTTTCCCTTGTTTCTATAAGCTTTAATACCAACTGGGCACGGTTGTTTTCCAATCTCTCCTGATTGTTCTCAACCATTTTTAAGTCCATCTCGATATTACGCATTCTAGCTTCAAGAATTTCCTCGTTCTTTGTGTTGTCGCTCATGATTTAGTATTGTTTCCACACACCACCTATAAGCCTGTTCCAGCTTACCCGCTTCAAAGGGTTTATACTCCAAGTGCCCATCGGACAAAAAATTTACACTCCAATATGGAGATGGGTCAGATATCGGGGCCCATCCCTTGTAATCCAAGTGATTCCCATCCACCACGCATAGTACATATACATCCACATCGGGGTTTACCTTTAGCGTACTGAGCAGTCGGGCATTGGGATGCTTGGACGCTTTGATGTCATAACGCTTTCCGCTCGACAGCACACCATCTGCGGAACCGCTCCTTGGGGTAAGTCCCAAATCAGGGAATACATTCATCTTCTTCGCAAACCCATACTCCGCCATCATTCCCATCACATCCGCTTCCGCGCCATCGTGGTTGCCCATCTTCGCATCACGCACCCCGTTTCCACGGGCAATCAGACTACGCATCCGCCCAACCATTTGGCAGACTTGTACCTCATCGGGCTGGAGCGTTAGTTTCATACACCACACATTCCTTCGCACTCGGCCATAAAATCCCATGTGAGTTGGCCCTTGTCCTCGTCAGAATCAAAGTCGATCTCATCAAGTGGTTTGCATGAGCGATGGAGGTATACAGACATCCGCAACTCAGGTGCATATTTCTTATGCTGTGACCTTAACTGCTTATCAAATTCGACTGCTTTTTGGAAATACCCAGGTTCTTCATTACGAAGATTCCTCCACTCTTCATCACTATGAAACGGACAATAATAACAAGCAGATCTCGGAGGCTCAGGATAACCATGCTTTTTCATCCATTGTTTGCAATGATGTCTTTGCATTTCCATCTCAATAAGCGGCCAACGATTCTCGCACCATTTGTCACGAGACTCCTTCATCCGCTGAATCTCATCGTATGAAATACCAATCCATTGGATTACTTTGACATCTTTCTCGCCACGCTTAATCCCAAACAATTCTTTGATCTTATTATGGATTGGGCGAATTTTGTAGTCCTGTGTGCAAGCTCTACCTATTGCGGCACTTACTTCTCCATCCTCTGATATACCAAACTTTGGGATGATCGACTTAATATAAGTGCTTCCCTTTTTACCATTCTTTGAGTCATTTTGCCTAACCTTTGGTTCTAAGCAGTCTTTTGTAAGATCACCCTTCGTTACCCGATACACAGGAAATGGTAATTCTTTCTCAAGCCAATCTAACCACTCATAAACAGAGTCAGGTTCTGCTTGCGTGTCCGCAAAAATCGCACAATCAGGCATCGGTGTAATCTCACCCTTTGCCGCCATTAACGCCATTGTGGATGACTGCACACCCGCTCCTAATGATAGTACATTAATCATCCCCTCGCTAATATCTCCAATCCAATCACGATTGCGCCAGTAAACATAAGTTCCATAGTAGCACTGCATCCATCACCCTGAATGGCTCCTTCAAATTTATCCCACTTTATTACCATCCGAAATTGTCTCCAAATCTTTCCCTCCCCCAGCAGTGGAACTTAACCAATGCTTTGTAGGGCGTATAGCATCCACATCCCATTTTGCTACTCGGGAAGGGTCGACAGGTCTTACGCTCCTTGTCGAATATAGGGCATTTATAGCACACAAGCATACGAGCCCGCCACATCTCCTGTGAATATGGACTCCTTGCAATCTGAAAGGCAGACTTTAAAATTTCAAGGTAGTCACGCCAAGAAACCTTCGGGCCAAATGCCACCCGAAGAAATTCCCTGAAGCGTTTTAAAGAGATCACCTTAACATAGAATACGCAGATCCAAGTGATGAATACGGGTCTGGGGTCAATGGGGTCTTGTCTCTTGCCTCCTCCATAGGGCTCTTGGCTATATCACTAAGATCTCCCTTATTCTCGTCCATAAATTTTTTAAAGTCATCAATCAGGTCTTTGGTTTCTTGCATGATCGCTTCTGATTCAGATATCCCCGATCTGATTTGCGTAAGTCCACCTGTCTCATTCGTGCCCTGCCCTCGGGAATTAGCACCACCTTTCCCTACTCCCACTCCCGCATTGGATCCAGTGTTTGATCCCTGTATGCCTGGTTGAATTGCAGTGCCGGGTGTGCCTCCTGTCATCTGACGATACTGTGCTTGATTGCTTGCACCACCACCCTGACCCGCACCCTTCGGTCCTTTGATCATACTATATAATGCACCACCTATCTGTGCAGTGTTGGCGATCTTACTTGCGGTATCCCAAAATCCACCACTACTTGCACCACCAACTTCAGCCATAGCATTAGGCACGCTTGTGTATGTAGTCGGACCAGTTACCCCGCCACGAGTTAAGGTCGTGCCAACAGCATTGTTTGCATTAAGTCCTTGAGCCGCCGCTTGAGCCGCCGCCTGTGCGGGACTTGTATATTGAGAAAATGTTCCAAAATTAGGAAGATATCCACCAAGCATTTTATCCGCACCCGTGTACAAACTACTTAAATACCCTGTGGGTTGCCCAACTGCCGCAGTTAAAGGCACATTATATGCCCCACTAATACCGGGTAATGCACCTCCGAGTGCCGTGTCAGCCGCAGTATATAGGCTACCAAGTCCCCCACTTATATTACCGGATACCAAATTTCCTATTCCAGCTCCCGCATGGGATACTACATCCCCAACCACATTACCCACTACAGGTATATTGCTTACAAGGTTACCTAATTGACCAGCACCACTACTAACTAAGTTGCCCAGACTGCCTATAGCCTTACTACCTAAATCTATAAGTTCTCCCAAACCATAACTGGGTACCTCTGTATCCGGACGCGGGCGTAAACTGTTACTCATAACACTAAATTTAGTGTTACAAAAACAAAATGTCAATATACCAAGTGTCCACGCATGGACACCTCGCAAGTGGACACCTGGGACACCTTAAAACAACTTATTATTAACTTAGTTTCTATACCTAAATGTAAAAAAGGTGTCCAAGGTGTCCAAGAAGCGGAATTGAAAAACGTCAATTCGTCATAATGTCAATTTGTCCGGGACTCTGGAAACTAGAGAAAACGGGTATATATATGCACGCGTCGCAATCCTCGTCCCCCCCTTGGGGGGGGTGTAACACTATGCTTGTAGTGTTACAGGTATGCCGTAAGTCGCTGATTTTGAGTAGTTTGCTTTGGTATGACACTTCTGTCTAAATATTTTCACCCATCCCTCTCCCTCACAGGAGAGGAAGAACCGATAGGCTTTGCTCAATCCTCACAGAGAGAGTTTGCCCGTCTTAACAAAGGCTAACCTAGGGAAACAACACCACGGAAACAATAGGCTAAGCGTAAAGAGAAAGTAATACCAATGATTAAATAACCGCAAAGGATGGCAAGCCAATGACTCTATGCCACACTCAAACACCGCTGATCCAATCTTGCAATCGAAGCGTTAGCTAGTGGGCGTGACCCCTAGTGCTAAGCAAAAGCTAGTTAGCGATAAGGTTAAGAGATTGAGTACAGATCACACTTTCAGCGTTACCCTTCGGGGAGTAGTTGATGAAAAGTGAGTGGTGGGAGAAAGATGTCTCTACATTATAAAATCGAACGGAACTTATAGTCTGTATCATTAGGCAAGCGTGACAATTTGATACTTTCAAGCCGAGCTGAACGAGAGGTTCATACTGAGGTGGTCAGCGAATATCCAAGAAGGTGCATAGGGTCACTCCCTAGTACGATCAGCCAAAGCGATGTTTCAACATTATTAACAACTCAACAAAGGAGTATTATTATGATTATTACATCAAAGAAGTATCAAGATCTTGTACAAGATCAAATCAACTCAAGCGTGAACGAACAGGATCTTGCGATAGCTGAAAAGCTAGTTGCCACAGGTTCAAGGGTAGCCGAGATTGAGCAATCAATCGCAACTCTTAACATCGAACGCAAGGTTCTTAACGAGTCCGTCAAAGAACCAGCACCTAAGGAGCTTAAAATGGCTTACCTTAACGCGATGTCCTACGGATTGAGCTTGCAACGCTACCACGACGAGGTTCTCAAAATGGGTAACCCTTGGGATTTATCCTTGTTTTCATTCCCCACTGATGAAGGTTGGCTTGAACTGAAGCGTAAAGCACGCAAGCAAAAGGAGCAACGCAATCTCGAGAATGTCGGGGATGCGGTGACGATCCTTACTGATGCCGTCAAGAATAAGAAAGCGGTGGTCACAACTTGCGATGTCCGTGCCTTAAAGTCCGGTGGTCACTCGGTTAAGATCCACGCTCGTTGCAACGAGGGTGAAGAGGGCGAAGCTCTTACCTTTGCTGATCTTCAAAAACAAATCGCTGAAAAGCGTAGTCGTCTGAGCGACTCTAAATAGGAATTAGGCTTAGAGCGTTCGCATCACCCACTCGTTGGGTGGTGCGTTGTTTCATACTAACCCACTAATACTATGCAACATCGTCCTACTAACAGGATGCGTAGTTTCAATGGTAGTGTTGAGACTAAGCGTTCTAAATCATATCGTAAAACCACTACCAAACCTAAGCGTACTAAGCACGCTGACAAGTTGAGCCGTCCTATGTGGTTCGACTCATCAAACATCATACATCGTATGTTCATCATAGCCTATGACTTGGTTGATAAAGTTGTGATCGGTAATGACCATGATCCACTTTGCACGGATCTATTCTTGTACGAGGCACATATGCACCCCGCTGTGATGCAAGCCTACAAACGACTACGATAATGAGTTACAAATGTAATAGTCGATTCTATCTACCATATGACCGCAAGGATGTGTATGGTATGTATCCGCATTGCCGTGGCAATCGTGCTAAGTATGGCTTAGCTCGTGCCAACATATCAGCCAATGGTGCAGATAATTCGCTACCCTTCAGCAATCTCAAGCCAATGGAGTTTGCTAGTATGTGTATTGAGTTGCGTCGCAAGCAATTAGCCACACCACCACGGATCAAACACTTAGGCGAGGCAAGCATAGCATCAATCACGGGCGAGGATACAAACACACGATCAGCTGAGCATGAGACTGAAGGAAAGCATACGCCTGGGGTTAGGGCGAGGGTTACCTTCGGGTTGGTTAAGCGTAAAGTAAAGCGTGCATCAAACAATCAGACGTTCCCTACGGGTTAAGGAAGCGACTATCACAGATGACTATCACGCGCGCATTTCACTAAATAAATAAAAGGATAAATAATGACACTATTCAAAGCACTCAAAATACTTCTCAAGCAAGGCGAGAAGGAAACTATCGTACTAGGGTTCAAGGACTGGCACGCTAGTACTGCATTCAATACCATCAGGTACTTGGGGGAAAAGGTGGATGAATGGATGATGCACTCTTGGTGCCCCAAAGGAGGTTTTGATCTGTACCGGAAAGGCAATGCAGAAGCATACAATTTTATTAAGACACACCTAGAGCAAGGTAAGCAGATCTGGGTGAAGCAATCAACATGTGATCATTACAACGTATAGGAGGATAAACAATGAGTGATGCAAACATGACTAAAGAGGAAACCATAAAATGGTATGAGAATGAGCTTAGGATGCAGAAAAGAATCCACCTTGATGAGGTGAACACTCTCAAGGAAAACATTAGTAAGGCAATCGGACGGGCTTCACAGAATACTCGTTCCTTTATTTGGGGGGGGAGGATTCGTCAGGCTATCGTCAGTCTGGATGACCTTAATAATCAACTACTAAAACTAACGGAGGTGAATGATGTTTAATAAAGCATGGAATGAAAGATATCGTAAGGAGGTAGACTTACCTAATGGCAAGAAGGGCGAGCTGTTTGGGCACTGGAATGATCTATGTGCATTCTACTATGATGGTGAGAACTATTGGAGCTGGCAGAATAACATAGGCTCGAAGAGGTTCGTGAACCAGGGCGAGAGACCTATTGTTCGTGGGTGGACACTCAAAGGTGTGGAGATCATCAAGGAGTGGGAGTATCGAGATGAGATGGCAAGGCGTAGCGATATGGAGCCTGTATCTCCTTCATTGAGTGGAGGGCATGAGTGATGACTGATGCAGATAGGATAATGTTGGAGGCTCTGGCTATCCTTTGGGGACCGGGTGTGCTTATGTGTATTGCTTTATGGGTGAGTACTATATATGCCCCCGCGGACACTCCCGATTCAGAATTGAACACTAAATGATACCACTACCTCCACACAGGCGAGTGGTAATAGGGTGCTAACAAATAACAACATAGGGGCTGGAGACCCCAAGCTATGAGTAAATCAAAAGCTAAAAACCGCATGAAGCTCGCTGTTGAGCGTCGTGTGAACAAACAACGCAAACCACGCAAGGCTCAGCCTTGCATTGAGGTGGAGGTCAGAGGTAACAGACGCACTAAAGCGTTTGGTACCTCTATTGGTATGGCAATCGCAGAAGCTAGGAGCATCTGAACCAATGAGTGAAGCAGTAATGGAAAAGGTCGCACTAGCTGACGAGACGAGCAGAAGGAAATGGTTCGAGAATCATGCTCGTGGCTTGTATGCGTATGACTCAACACTTAGTCCATACACCAATATATTCTTGGACGAGGGTGCTAAACTAATAATGACCGGTATCTCTGAAGCTGTACTTAATGGCGCGGGCTGGGGAGAGGATGACCCACCTAATGGAAGAGGTCGTGGCTTGCCATGGGATCATACTCATAGCTTGCTTAATACATTCCAAGTGTGGCACTCACAACGGGAGAGAGATATTGTGTACTACCTTACGCGTGATGATCGTTATGATTTTGCGTTCCAACGGTATGTACTTCGCCGTCATTTAGATACGAAGGAGGCTGTTACTAAATGGTCTCACAATCGTTATCATGAGTCTGCGACTGCATGGTATCCATATCCTGGTATAAATTGGGAGATCACTAAGAAGTTCATGATGCCTTATGACTACACTAAGAACATGGAACTACCCGAAGAAGAACGCATGGGTTATGTATTCTCTCACAATGGTGGTCTCTTGCATGATGACAAAGGATGGAGGACATGCACATGAATTTATCACAAAATGTCTTCACAAGCTCACTAACTGATGTCCGTGTATGGACACTAACAACAACAAGGAGGATAATGTAATGAAACAATCCATACCACAATATAGTAATGACATGTACGTAGCGTTCCCAGCTAAAGCACCGCGCCGACTCAGGATAGATCGTGAGTTTCAGGTGTACCCAGATGGGTCAGTCAAGGTCAGTCAATGGCTCGCTAGTCAGGTGAATCAGTTCGTGCCCGAGGCTAGGTCAATGACTGGTACATCATTCGCACTACGGGCTGTCGCATGGTTCAAGGAGACTATGGTCAGACGGATCAAGCATAAGCACATGACCCGGATCAAGGGACGCAATCGTGGACTGGTCGATGCGGTGAGCCGTAAGGGTAAACCAGTCAAGCGGATGCAGGATCATGTCCAGGGTGGCTACTATCACGCATCACCCAAAGCACCTCTCGGACTCGTGTCCGTGGATGAGGAGCTTGAGATTGCGCTTGCCAATGCTGGCTATCGTTTGCGTGTATCGTAACACTAATTTTCGTGTGACTATGATTAAGCTAGAACTAAATGTAAGAATGGAACCCAAACCCGTGACTACTAGCGGGCGACCTATCCACTTCCATACTGGTGTACGCAAGAAGATGGCAGACGCTATCGAGCAAGCCGCAGTACACATACGGGATGGACACGCACATGGTTCAATCATCGTGGATGATCAGACCGTGGGTACATGGATAATAACAAACAAGGAGGCACTATGACTGGAATGTGGTATCTAAATGAGGATGTGAAACGGGAGGTCAAGGAACAGAACCTCTCATTGGACAACGCTACGCTCGTACTGGATCTGATGGATCTACTGGGCAAGGTGAAGTCGCTCACGGGCAATATCGAGATGACGGATATCCCGACATTCATACGCAATCGGTACGACGATGAGATCAACGAGTTCATACTCGCACTCTGTCGTGCCCACTTAATCAAGCTAAAGAAAGCAAGGGAGACAACAATACTATGAAGTACTTAATGGATTATTGTGAGGCTAAACAGGAGAAGCTGATGGAGGAGTGCGGTGCATTCTTTGCATTCAATACCCATCAGATGAAAGAGAAGCTAGTGGACGGCAAGAAGTATGTCGGTCTCGGAGCCGGACTATTTGTTGAGTCTGACAAAGCTAAGCACTTCGTGGACGAATGGGCAAAGATCATGGAGCAAGGCATCGAGGAGGATAAGAAAGACCACGGGCGTATAGATATTATCATGCGTGAGCTGGAGAACCACGAGGCTTTCTACACTAACAACACAGAGGACACCGTCGAAAAGCTCAAGGGTTATGGCGATGGATACAACAAGGAGGATATCGACCAGGTATTCAATGACGAGATGAGAAAAAGATTCAGAACAGGGGAGGTAGCACAATGAGGCTAGTACAATTCCATGTGGGTGGAGATGAGTGGTTCATCAACCCAGATAATATACTCCATGTCCATGGGACCGAGAAAGGGACATGCATAGCACTCGTAGATGAGTCATGGGTAACCGTCGATGAATCCCTCAAGACCACGATAGCTCGCATCGGTAACCAAGAACTCAATGTAGGCTATGATTGCTTGGCTGAGATGGAGCGACTCAAGCAAAAGATCAAAAACCTAGAAAGGACAACAGCACCCTATGAAGAAAGATAGATTCATAATTGTAGATACCAACTATGGTAAGAAGTTAATCAATACCGCACACATATCCCATGTGGATATAAATGACGTACCTGGTGATTATAGATCGTGTATATATTTCAGTAATCCCGGTTACGCCAAGGTGTGTGTAAAGCCGACTATCACGGAACTGCACGCCATAATTCAAGGAAAGGACATCCGCCCATCCTTCACATTCTCATTCATAGAGAACAAGCACATGACCAAGGTCATACAGAACCCAGAGGATTCAGTTATGGTCAGGAAGGTATGGGAGCCTGTGACTGGAGAGATAAACGGATGGACGGATGGTAACTACACATTCGATACCGTGGATGATCTACTCCAAGCACTCAACATGTCTGGTGATGAGTGGGTATGTGAGATCGAGGAATAATTTATGTCTAAGCTAGCACAAAGAAGACAACAACAGAAAGAGACTAAACCCAAGGAAGAAACATCCTCGGGAAGTCGCATACAATGTGTCACGGTACAGGGCGATACAGATATACACGATCTGGTTAAGTGCCACTACCAAGGCAGAGAGCTGAAGAAGAAAGGCGAGGGTCTATTTGGACGGGCTCGGAGGTTGTACAAGAAGATCTCCACTACCCTACTACAAGATCGTAGTGCGAACAGACCCAAGCAATTCAAGTACACTGCTAATCTAACTGTTAAGCGTAAAGCTACACAGGAGGATGTGGATACTGGTAAGGCTCTGGATATCGGTGATGTAATTAGTGTGCCCATTGAGCATACTGTTACAGTTAATGTAAAGGAGGATGGATACGGGAAGTTCGATGACAATACCCTTGAGGAAGTGGTTGAGATTGTCGGACAGGAGTTCGTTGATGCTTATATTACTACACATATCGAGGCATCGGTGGATTTCTCTCTTGTTCCCACGGAGAAGGAAGATCCTGTGTGTAGTCTCCTTGATGAGATCAACGACTATGTATGCCCGCCCGATGCGGATGGGAATCGTAAGTTCGATGTCATCACATGGAAGATATACAATCAACCAAACTCAGCGTTCCATGAGGCTCGTGGCACCAAGCTGACCGTAGAACAAGATCAAAAACTCAATGACCTGGTCCCTATGACCATGGCTTTCGGTAGATGATGGTCTCAACAGTAGGTTATCCCTCTCGTCCAACGGGCGGGGGGGAGTTGCCACGGGATTTCAAGCTACTATCTACCGAGATTGCTACACCCAAGCTCGATGGTCACAGGGTATTGTACTGCTGTCATACCAAGGAGTTCTACAATCGCCACTGCCAGAAGTACACCTACATGGATGATGGGGACAAGGCTAGGATACGCACCCTACTCTCTCCCATTAAGTATGTGGACTGGGTGGATATGGAGTATATGCACTGCGGTAAGAACAAGGGTAAGTTTGTAATCATTGATGTTACTGAGTCGGGTATCCGATATCGCAACTATCACGAACGCAGACAGCTCTATGAACAATTCTACCCGCATTGCTCGATCCGAGAGTCCTTTGCTCTATGTGCAACACATGAGTGGTACGATATCGAGCGTAGTCATACGATAAAGGATCCGCTTACTGCGTTTGTATTCCCTGTTGCCAGGACGACTGAGGCAGTCGTGTCCATGTACAAGGAAATGTATGCAAGCGAGAGTGCGATCATGCTCATGAACGATGTCATGGATAGCGACCGCAAAGGAATATGGGAGGGCGTAGTCGTTAAGGATGCGTCAGCTCAGTACAAGCTACAACGCAAGCAATCACTAAACATGGATATGGAGGTTAAATATAGATTCAAATGACACAAGGCATACGGAATAAGCTACACGCTAAGTTCTACGACATAGACAGGACAGAGATGGTTCTCCATCAGAAGTCACAGGCATTCTCGGGTAAGCATGGTCACACGGCACTCGCTCTAATCAGGAAGTGGTTCCCCGATGTGGCTATTATGGAGATATGGTACAACGATGTGATCCTGTTCACCATCAACCTTATAGAAATTGTCTACTGGGTAGATAATCAGCAGGTAAGACCTGACCAGAAGGTAATGTATAAGGGTACGATAAAGAGGTACAACGAGAAGATTGCCCAGCTTATGGCAGAGAACGAACGACTAAAGGAGGAACTCAATGGCGCTAAAGCACATAAGTCAGGTGATTGGGGATCCTAATGTATTCGTTCAGCACATGGTTAAGGATGCTATGAGACGAGCAGACGAGGACTTACCCCCACCTGACAAATCAGATGAGGAGTTAAACAAAGAAGTATTCATTGAACAATGGGAGGAAGAAAATAACAGATGCAAAACAATACTAATTGGGCAAGATGGCGCCCGTCCACACCAGAAGAAATCATCGGTGACACAACCGCACAGCACTACGACTGCATTCTCGAAGAAGCATGTAACCCAATGGGGGAGCGATGTTTTCTAATTCATGGTGCTGAGGGCAGAGGCAAGACTACTATAGCTACATTCGCGGCTAACAAGTACGCTGACCATGAGTCTAATGTATTCGTACATAAGGGTACTAAGGTCACTCAGTCTGTTGTGGATGAGATGATCTACAGTAGTCACATGTTACCCATGCATGGTACTCGCCGTGCGATTGTCATCAATGAAGTGGATAACATCCATCGTGATGTACAGGACTGCCTACATGATTGGCTACAGGACGAGCTACCATCCGATTACCTGGTTATTGTTACCACTAACAAGAAGCCATGCCGTCGGGAGGAGTGGGATGCCATGTCCAAGTCAGAGAAAGACGAACACCTAACACCTAAGTTCTCAAGCAGATTCATGTGGTTTGAGATCAAAACTCTATCCACGGAGGAAGTAGCCAATGAGCTTGTTCGACTATGCAAGATCCCTCACAAGGCGGCTCTTGTTTGTGCCAAGAATGGCAACGGAGATATCCGGCACACACTCAAGGAAGTACAAAAAGCAATCACTATTCACAAAATCAAACAAAGGAGACAGCAAAATGTCATTGTCTAATAAACTACAAAAACTAATTCAGGAGAAGAGAACACAGGAACGAGGGGGAGATGCGGCAATCACCGCATTCAATACCCAATGTATCAAGGCTCTCGATCCCTCATGTCTCACCTTCACATACTATGTGGCTGACCTCGGGGGTGAGAAGTTCAACAAGCCACGACTACATGATGGTACACCAAATCCTCACTGGCCAATGGACGGGGACAAGCCCGCTGATGTACCCCGTGAGCCATCCGAGAGACAGGAGTTCTTTCAGGACATCAAGTGTAAGACCATGCAAGGATGGATCGACAGGCTAGAGAGTGGTGAGTTCGATCAAGTCAGCAGTGTGCCCAAGTCATCCTCCCCTACCCCAAGCTCTGATTCTGGTATTGATGAGCATCAAGATGTGGGCGACTTGGATATGACTATCACGGACGACGAGCCAGAAGCTGAGCAACCAGTTGAAGGTGTGGTCATTGACACGGAGAAAGAGACTGCCCCTGCGTTGGATGCAAGTCCTCAGACATTCACTAAGACTGGCGAGGAGGAAGAGATCGAAGCGATCAAGCGTAGCATAGTTGGCATTGGTGACAATCCCCTGCATTGGCAACTGGATGCACTTGTTCACTACAATGAGAAGGTTGGTACTCCTCCTGTTGTTCCATTGATGAATGCAATCAAGCTAGCTCAGAAGAACTTCGAGGAGTTCAGGGACAAGCTCTCTGAGTACAAGGATACCATCAATGAGTTGAAGCAGAATCAATCCAAGGATAGGCAATCTGACCCGGAAGAGCCACATCCTGTCATTCGTTTGCGTGAGGCAATCGAGGATCTCGCTCGTGGTGTAGTCGGTCCCGCTACCGATGAGTCACTTGAGGAGAGACTGACAGAGATCGAGGCTAAGCTCAGTAAGCATGGTGATGCGATCAAGAAGCTCACCGACTTCATGAAGAATGCACTGGGTAAGGTACCTGAGATGATTAAGGCAGAGATATTGAAGAGATTTTCATGAACCTAGCAATACAACCACCAGGGTGGGACAGTCCACCCGAGCCCTCACGGGCTGATATCAGACGAGATGTAGACGATCATGCCAAGCAATACCTTGATGCCAAGGAGATGTTTAAGGACACATGCGAAGCAATCGAATGCTCAGACTCACCCGAACAGATAGAGGACTACTTCAAGGACATGAGGAAAGCACTCAAGGACATGAAGGAAGCCAAGGAGTACCTAGCGCACGAATATAGTATAGAAGAAAAAGACATAGAAAGGATATCAGACGATGATTAACTCACTTATACCACTACTCAAGACACACAGGCTTGATTTCCGCACGGAGATTAAGGACAGCAACCTACACATATATGTGATCCCCAAGGTACTTAATGACAAGCTGGATGAGAAAGACCAACAGGTACTGGAGCGTCCCTTGTTCAAGAGCTACCCACTATCTGAGTACTCAGACGAGGCACTGATTGCTGACATACATCACTACTCCAATGTCCTCATCGAAGGCACAACTGCAATCGAGGATATCGAGAACGAGATCAAGAAGCGTGTGGAGGAAAAGAAGAAGCCAGCTACCAAGCGTTCAACCAATGGCAAGGCTAAGCCTGCACCTCGTAAGACTAAGAAGCAAGAGATGGATGAAGCTCGAGCAAAGCAAGCCAAGGAGCGTGAGGGTCAAGCCAGTCTATTCGATGAGAATGAGGATCGCTTGGGCGAGAAGAAGGAAGAACCAAAGGTGGAGAAGACACCAGTCAAGAACAAGGCTGAGCTTAAGACCGCCGCAGAGAAAGCAGTTGAGCGTGTGACTCAGAAGCCTACCGCAGAGGAGGAGGCTGAGGCTATCGCTACAGCAGTAGAAACAAAGGAGGAAGATCCATTCGGTTTAGATGACCTAGAGGTTTTATGAAGAGAATACTGATTCAATTAACCAAAGACGAAATGCTACAAGTCAAGCGGGGTGGTCACTTAGACCACTTCTATGATGGCTTACAAGTTAGAGTACAAGGACCAAAACAGGAGAAAAGAAAGTATGTCAGAAGCACAGCAAAAGGGATTAAAGGAAGTTGAACGAGTGTTCAAGTTTGGTGGACGCATCCTGCCCGATCCCGGCAGACACATGTCACCAGAAGAAGTAATGGATCTGTATAGTAGACAATACCCATCCCTTACCAAGGGAGAGATAGGAGGACCATATTATCAAAACGAAAAAGAAGAGTGGAAGCTCGAAGGCAAAGGACCATCCGCAACCTACGAACTCAAAGGGAACTACGGAACTAAAGGGTAGCGAGCAATGGTTTCGGTTATCATTCCAAGTGATGAAGAATGTCTCGCGTTTGAAAGGGAGCGGAAGCTTGTCCCCTCGCTCCGTGCCTCCCCTCTTTTAGAAACACCTGACGCTCTGCCTCAGTTCATTCGCATAGATGGCACAATACAAAGAAAGGTACAGAGAGACCCAGCGGTTGATCCATACCTTACTGATGTACTACATCAAGTATTGGGCAATAATGCATTCGGTTTACAGATCGAATATGTAACTGGTCAGAGAGGGAACTACCCTATCCTCAACACATACCAATGCGAGCGTAAGTTCGCCATCGGTCCGAGGTGCGAGATGTTGCACAATCAATACGGGGTCGGTCCTCTTATCATGTATCTGTTGGACAATGCTCCGTTCTGGATACTTACTCCCGCAGATATCGAGAGGGACTTCACTCACTACCTGCACTACTGGTGGGGTAACAGTGAGGATTATGGCGATAAATACCCTGAGAAGAACGAGAAGCTCTACCCTGATTGGATAACTCCTGAGAATATGGATGTGCCTAAAAATATGCCTTCACGCATACAATGGTTACTCCGTGCTTGTAAGGAGAATGTATGCGAGATGGAAAGACCTGACCGATGGGATGATGACATCGCCACTTGGCCATTTGCGGTATGCTCTTGGTATGGGTTCTCCCCCATGATTACAAGACGCATGGCACGCATAACTGGTGAGAATACTAACTTCGCCATCGGCCCAGACAGGAGGATGCAAGAGGTCAGGAGGAGACCAGGCGACATGGGACAATCAACGGATCCATCGTGGTTCATACTAGATCATATGATCGCAGAGGTGCAGGAGTTTAGCGACTGCACATGTATGCCCGAATGCCACGAGTTGGATACAGCAGAAGCAATGATCGGGAGCTTCAAACCATTCCACGAACTATTAAAATATCTAAGTCATGACCAACTTAATTGAAGCTAAGCATAGCTTAATGGTGTACGATGATGACGGTAAATCCGTTGCAGTATTGTACGACAAACAGGATGACCAATGGGGTAACCCACGGGCAGTAGACAGGGATTCATTCAACAAGATACTACCCGCTGAGTGTACGGCTGAGGTCTATGCATTCTATGACAATCGAATGCTTTGGTTCGATCAAGATCGAATCATGATCTGGTACAGCCCGCCAAGTAAGCGGAAGATAACAATCAGTGAGCGAGATCCACAGAAGAGCAAGCAACAGAGATGGTATCGACATCCGGGCATCGTCTTCATGGTTAAGCGTAAGAATAACCAGGACACGCTCAACATTGCTATCTACTCAACAAGTAAAGACGAGCGACCAAACTTGCACCACAAGATATACGAGATTCCATATCGTGGGATTGATGTACATCCACGGGGCGGGGTCATGGGGCATTGCTCAGTCAATCGTCCCAACCCAGAGTTTGCATTCTCATTGGATGTCATGGCTCATTGGGAGTGGGAGGCTTGCTTCTACAACAGCAAGTTCAACTACATGCCCACCCCACGCAACAAGATCAAACAACAGGAGGTAACACTACATGAGTGGATCAGGGCACACCACGACCAAGACGATTAACAAGATATCAGTGTACGGATGCGGAGGCACGGGTAGTCATGTACTCAACGGACTTGCCCGTATCAATCATGCACTCCATGTACTAAACAGGACACCCATCCATGTTACTGCATTCGATCCCGATATCGTATCATATAGCAATGTAGGCAGACAGGCATTCTATGAATCAGATGTCGGTCACAACAAGGCTAAGACATTGTGTCAGCGTATCAATCTGTACTACCGCACCAACTGGATGGCAGTACCACGCAAAGCACCATCACGAGACAATGTGGATCTATGCATATCATGTGTCGATACCGTCAAGTCCCGTGAGGCAATAGCTAAGTCGTGGCAGAATGAAGGCACATACATGATCGACTGCGGTAATGCTCAGACATCTGGTCAAGTACTGATCGGACAATACAAGGGAGATCTACCAAACATATATGAAGAACATTCAGATTTAATCTATGGAGACGAACCAACAGAGGAGGAGTCGCCCGGTTGCGTAGACCAATTTTTCAGACAAGACCTTTTTGTTAATAGTGTTGTAGCTAACCATGCCTTGCACTTCGTATGGTCCCTGCTGAGGTGGGGTAAACTAGAAGTGCAGGGCGTATTCTTTGACCTCACTAAGGGGGTCACTAACCCAATAAAAATAAAATGATAACTAGATACCTGGTTTCCTGCATGGGGCACTGCTTGTGCAACTCCGACACACAGGAAACAATTACATTCACCAAGACAGAGGCAGAGGGGGCACTTCGGCACCTTAAGTCTCAAGGTCTAAAAGATGCACAAATTATTGAAATACAGATAAATGCAGTATGACATAGAGGAGCGTGACGGCAAGCTCGTCGCATATCCAGACTATGCACCATCCGACATCAAGGTAGACTTGCAGTTGGTTGGTGGGAGGACACCGATGTCGCTAGTGGTAGCACTAAGCGAACGGCAACGCCTCCAAAAGCTAATGAGCCACAAGACATGTCTCGTTAGTCCAGAAGCAACTGAGCTGATTGATGCAGCTCTTAAATCCTCAGTACGGATAGCTCGCCCCCTTCGTGAGCCAACCGACTATGAGAAGATCGCTTATGTTGATGAGAAGCGTGAACTCACATGTGTCCAAGATGTGGACGAGGAGAACCTACAGCTTACCAAGGGTAAGGTGTACAAGTTCACTTCCCGTGCCATTGGTTACATTGAGCCCTTCACCAAGATGAAGATGCACTTCAATGAGGAGTCCAAGGAAGTATCATCCAAGATACATGACATGTCGCTTGAGGGTAAGGACTTTGCTCTTACCACCACGGACGACAGAGGTTGGAAGGTAAACTTCCGTGACCATCCTACTATCGACCAGGACATTGATGAGTCCAAGATATGGGAGTACTTCGAGAAGCCTGTGATCCCTACCCTAGCGGAGGAACGCAAGGACGAGTACAACATGGCTATGGAGATCCTCCAACACATGGAGGTAGCGGGTGAGTTCAAGTTCTTCCCTGGTCAGATGAAGTATGTCGCTCAGTCAGCATGTGCCGAGTCTGCTCTCATCTCAGCCGAGACGGGATGCGGTAAGACACTCATTGCTATCTGTCTTGTCATCCTCAAGATGTCGGGTCGTGTACTGATTGTTGCCCCAAAGGGTACGGTCAAGGACTCGCAAGGCAAAGGTGGTGAGGTCACTAAGCCATCACAATGGACATCGGAGTTCGCTAAGTTTGCACCAGATGTTCCTGTGTACAAGCTATTCTCACGCAAGGACTATGATGCCTTAATCAAGCTACATGGTGGTGAGTTACCTCATGGTGTATTCCTTACCTATGACCATGTGATGTTCCGTAGTGGGACAGAGCAGTTGCCTAGCACATGGTACTCAGCCAAGAAGGACACCGAGGAGTTGTATCGCAAGGATCTCAAGAAGCGTAAGTTTCGCGTACCTCCCTTACATGACGAGTGGGGCAATCGGGATGTTATCAACTACCACTTCGGTCTTGGTACTACCCGCACCTATGATCTGTATGACACCACCAATGCTACTTACAGCATAGTTGATGGTGAGGTTCATACTCACAACCTGGGTGAGCCAACTGGTGACAAGCATGCGATCAAGTGTATCGACACACCATGTTTGGCTACCGAGATCGGTCACAAGTTCTGGGATATGGTCATCCTCGATGAGGCACATCTCATCTGTAATCTTGACTCGCAGATCACTCGTAACTTCATACGCTTGCAACCCAAGTACAAGTTCGCCCTGTCTGCCACTCCTATACCTAACATGGTATTCAACATCTTCTCTCTCATGGGTTGGTTGTGTGTACCTGACTGGTATCATGGCAACAGACTGAACCCTCGTTGGCCTTACAAGCTTGGAGAGATCGGTGACTTCAAGACTGAGTTCATGACCGTGGAGCGTGACCATACCTTGCAACAGATACACAAGGAGACGGGTCGTGGTCCTAGCTATCTCAAGTCTTCACCCACGATCAGTCAGCCCGCCAAGTTGCTCAAGCTACTGCGTCCAACGGTATCATTCATCAGCAAGATTCAGTGCAATCCGAATATGCCCAAGTCCAATGTGTACGAGATTCGTGTACCAATGACTCAGCAACAACGGATGAATTACATGCACTTCATGGATCCAGCCAACATCCCTGTGGATGATGCTAGGTTCAGGTATGGTGTGCAGATGCAATACTTGCGTGGTATTTGCGGTGATCCTTCCGGCTCAAAGTACAATATGTACAGCAAGTCCAACTTCACCCCCAAGGTACTTATGTGTATGGAGAAGATATACCATCATGTATCCAAGGGTGAACAAATCATTCATGTGTCTGCCCGTCATGGTATGACCAACGAGATCGCTGAGCGATTGAGTGAGGTGGGTATCAAGTACGCTAGGATTGATGGTGAGCGTGAGGACAAGGCACGGGAAGCCGCCAAGTTCAAGGATGGAGAAGTTCCTGTGCTTCTCATGGGTATCAAGTGTGCCCAAGCGTTCAGCTTTGAGCAGTGCAAGAATCTTATCATCGGTTGCCTTGAGTGGTCGTATGGTGTGTTCAACCAGGCACTTGGTCGTATCTATCGACTAACCTCCAAGGAGGATGTCAATGTGTATGTCATGTTGCATCGCAATTCCATCGAGGAGTTGATGTTCGACAAGCTGGGCAACAAGGAGGATGCCGCCACGATCTGCCTGTACGGCAAGCGAGTACCCCGTGATGTCAAGACGATGAGCGAGGATGAGTTACTTGCTCAGCATGTCACTGGCTATGATCCAAGTGCCACAGGTGCAGAGGATGGCGAGGACTACTTGTTACGCAAGTGGGAGGATCTCAAGAAGAACTTCCTGACTATCACGAACAAAGAGGAGGTAACTTTATGAAGACAAAGAAAGAAATAAGGGACTATTGGAATGGTGAGGCTCGCAAGTTACTTGTGGGTTTCACCATAACCGATGTCCAATACATGGATGACGAGGACTGGCACGCTAATCCTGTTGCTCTGATCCTAAAGAAACCACGAATGGGCAAAACTCCTGAAGAGATCGTAGTCATCCCGCAAAGTGATGACGAAGGTAACGATGGAGGTGCATTATTCATAGATAACAAAACAACTAATAAACACAATATACTACCAGTAATTTGGAGATGATGGTTATATACGAGTCTACACAGACATACAAACGGGTTGGCATTATGGAACATAGGCCGCTAGATGAGCCAAACAGAGTAGCTGAATACATGGAGGGGGCATTCGATGACGCCCCTATGCAAGAGCAAGTGTGGGTAATTATGCTCAACGCCAAGCTCTATCCAATCGCACGGGAGAAAGTGTCTACGGGACTAGCGTCCTCATGCTTACTGAATCCCACGATTGTATTCAGACCAGCTATTATGTCAGGTGCGTCAGGTGTAATACTGAGCCATAACCACCCAAGCGGAGATCCCACGCCATCTAGTGCGGATCTGCAAATAACAAAACAATTAGTACAAGCGGGCAATGTACTGAAGATACCAGTCCGAGATCATGTAATCATTGGTCACGGCAAGCATTACTCATTCAGCGATAGAGAATTATTACAAATAAAATGAAACGAACATTCAACCTAGAGGTTCGCATGGACAATAGTGCATTCGAACATAACTCAGGCGAGTTATCTCGCATACTAACAGAACAACTACTCCCGAAGATCTCACCACTTGATGGATGGGTAGCGGGTAAACTTAAAGATATCAATGGCAACTCCGTAGGCGAGTGGAAGATCACCGAAGAAATGGTCGAGCTTACTCCGGATACTCTGCACACAATGTTCACTGGTAGAGGTACATGGATTGAGCAAAAGGAGGAAAGCTATATCGGGGAATACGATATGGATTGTCCTGAATGCAATCACTCAATCACAGGGCAAGGTGTACTCGCTACGGGTATTCAGATCAAATCAACAGGTTACAAGCCAGCACCTGGTGAGCTATTGAAAAACAAATACATCGAATGTCCGCACTGCGGATGGAATCAAGCATCATGAAAACATATAAAAACCCTGTTAATATCGTACCATCAAGAAGAGAAAAATTATCCGCTTCCACTTGGGAAGTAAGAGATAATCGCAATAAACTTGTCGGCACATTTGACACTAATAAAGTTACAGAAGCTACCGATAGGAACGATGCTAGAAGAATAGCAGAGTACCAATGGATTGGTAGCTATGAGACTGTTTATGACATTAGGGAGGCTGGACTAAAGGAGCCACTACCCACCGATTGGATGATCTCCACATTGGATAAGCTAGTTAAACAAGGTATGAAGTTCCCTGAAGCGGGGTACATGAAGTGGGAAGATAAATATATATGTAGTCAGGATTACACATACTTTCATCCCGGTGGGTGGAAGCCAATGCGTCTTCCTGATGGATATGAAATAGTAGTAAGGAGGTAAATATGCGTGAGTACTTTGTAGGTACAGACCGACACAACAATGCGTGGAAGCGTAATGTTATGATATCTGCCAACTCATTGGTTAGGAATGAGGGTGGTAGGCTTAGGCAGAGGAAGTATCCTTTGTCTGTTAGTAGGTGGATGATGGACTCGGGTGCGTTCTCGCAGATTACAACCTATGGGGACTTTATTATGTCTCCCGAGGAATATGTACTGGTAGCCAAGTACTTTGAGTTATGTGGTGACTTGCAGTGCATAGTAACACAGGACTATATGTGCGAGCCCGATGTCATTAGGCAACTACAGGACAAGGGTATCCGTGCTTCCGTCCGTATTCACCAACGCAAAACAGTTGAGAGATACATGCAGATACTTGAGGCGGCTGACAAGTACGATCTGCGTGTTCCGGTCATGCCAGTACTCCAGGGTTGGGAGGTTGAGGATTACAAGCAACACCTTGAGATGTATGAGAATGCACTAAGTAAAAGGTTTGATACAGATTACGACATGAAGTTCGGCAATTTAAACAGGCACTCAACTAAGGGCACAGTACTCGACACTAGATGGGTGGGCATTGGCTCAACTTGTAAGCGTAATAAAAACCCAGAGGTTGTAGCTGAGATACTTGATACACTTGAGTGGAGCTTCCGCGGGAACAGACCAAAGATACACCTCTTTGGATTCAAGCAGACAGGACTCAAGAACTCACGGATCAAGGACAGGATCTACTCAGCGGACTCATTCGCTTACGACTTCTCGGATCGCATGGATGGTCTGCCAAGGAAAAGTAAAAACAGAATAGAGTCAGCAATTAGATTCCATGACAGGGTTGTACATAATGATGTACAATTACAATTAGTTTGACAAATAGTAACACATAAAGATATGTAACGATACACTATGAAGTTAATTAAGAGCGATCGGACAGGTACTTATTCTGTAAGATTTAAAACAATGTCGGGCAAGACCCGCACGGTATCACTAGAGACAAAGAACCAAAAGGAAGCCAAGAGTATGGCTAAGAAGTACGAGCTTACTGAGTCTTTAATAAAGCAGAAGAAAGCAAATCGTGATGTCCTTACTCTTATGTTAGCCGACGACGATCTCACCATAGCTGAGTGTATATCTGAGTGGAAGGAGCATTCCATGGTTAGATGCAAATCTGCCAATACTCTCTACACTCAGGTCACTGTACTGGAGAAGTTCGCAAACTTTAATAACATCAGAAAGCTATCTGATATCACATCAGAGCATATTTTTAACTACATCAATGAGAAGTGTGATGTAAACTTAAACTCTAGGAATCAGAGGCTTGCCGCTATTCGTAGTATGCTAAACTTTGCTGTAGCAAAATGCTACATTCTTACCGATCCATCTGCTGGCGTGCGGGTGGATGCGAGCCGACTATCACACAAGCAAAAAGAGACTAGGCAGAGAGTTCCATTCACCAAGGAAGATTACAAGAAGATGGTCGCACACGCTCCATACTTCTTTAAGCAAGCCGTAACGCTTGGGTGGTGGACAGGACTGCGTGCAGTAGATGTATGCAAGCTAGAGTGGGACTCATGGGGAGAGGATCACTTGAATGTCTGGACAGAGAAGACGGACACAAGGGTCGCCCTACCCTATGACAATCCATTGATTGGTGGTGGCTTGCTTCGCAAGACGATCACCGAGATCGAACAGAATGATTCAAGGTATTGCTTTCCTGAGTGGGCTGAGGTAATCAGCGATCCAAACAAAAGATCAAGGTTCAGTGTTTACTTTACTAGATTTCTTAACCGAATGGAGATCGAAGGGAAAAGCTTCCACTCATTCAGGCACTCGTTTGTCTCCCGTGTTAATAAGGAGGACTATAATTCTTCACTTGAAAAGATTGCGAAATGGGTAGGTCATTCTCGAACGGAAACGACGAAAGGCTATTTGCACGATGCCTCCTAAACTCCTTGGTTCCGAAGATAAAATCGCCATCAAGACTATGGAGTGGAATACCACGCCTTTCAAAAAAGTCACGATGCGCTTTATCGACTTCACGCTTAAATCTCTCCGAGTAGATTGAATACTCTTCAGTCTTCTTCCCCATCGAGATCAATCTCTGAAATAAATTCAACCTCTTCATCCACTTCTTCATAAAGCTCATCAATCGCATCAGATACGCAATTTAAGATTTCGTTACTCTCTAGGTCGGACTCAGCCTCCCACCTCTTCAAAAAAGACACAAACTCATTGGTGCATTTCTTCTTTGCCTCATCGTCTTGTTTGTCGAACACGCTCATTTTATACTTCGGTTCTTTCTCTTAGACATACACACCAAGTTGGAGCGCTTATTATTCCTTGGGTTTCCATCCCTATGATGCACATCCTTACCTTTGCACCCTTTTAACTTCCTTCGTGCCTTATTTCGGGACGATCTATTCTTTCGTTGCTCAGGTTTTCCCTGGTACTTCCTTTGCCTTTTACTCCTAGGATTGGCATTAGGATCTCTGTATCCGGGTTTAGGCATGACACAGTTGCTCTATGATTACTTTATCGAGAATACTAACCAGGTCTACCTCGGCCTCGTCAGAGTAAATAACCAAATGTAGTCCGATGTCATGATTCACGATAATGTGTTGGTGCATACAAGTAACTTACCTTTTCGTGTTACACTTTGGCAAACTATTTAGCTCTTATTGCTTCGATAACTGGATCACATATATCCACTCCGTCCTTGGATGACTTGCGGAGGTTCATCCTAAGCCACACAGCACCAGTTGGTTTGGGTGGACCACCCCTTTCGATGTGCCATCCACCATACCCATCCACATACTCCTCCTTGTAAGATGGAACCTTTAAGTGTAGTTGCTCATCATGGTACACCTTCCCCTTATTAGTTAATCTAATACGAGGGATAGGGAACTGCCATTCGTTGTGGGTATGTCCTGTAGCTACAATGTGAGCATCAGGAAGATATACCGCTTGCCTACTTGTTTGTATAGTTCCCTTCGTAACTGGAGCATCTCCTCCGTATCCATGGTGGTACCATAAGTTTACAGTTCTTGCCTCCCCAAATAGTAGTAGTTGGAATTTTATCCATCCGCTAAACCCACCCACATGAATCTTTGATCCATGCCTGTCGTTAAGCATAGTAACTAATCGCTCAGTCAAGTTGGTCTCATGCCTTTTGGATATAGCAGTCTCGTGATTACCTGGTGCCATAACTGCAAACAGATCAGCATAAGGACCATAGAAATCAGCGGCGGTCTTTACCAATGAATCAAGGTAGTCCCCCTTCTGATGCTCTGGCTTTACATCTCGCTTGTCTGATCTCGGGTCATACTTCCCTTGCATCGCACAGAACAAGTCTCCTCCGTCTATGATTACCGCGTTCCTCTCCCTTGCCTGTCGGAGGTGTCTAAGCTCCATGACATTATCCGACTTGGGATTATCGTGATGTCTATCGAAACTAAGTAGTACCCAGAAAGAATCCTTTTCCTGCGATGACTTAAGCTGATGTTTTATGAAATGTACATTACGACTCTTCTCTATGATTTCTGTCGTACCGGGAGGTAGTTTTTTTATTGGCATATTATAATAGCATTAGTGCGGCTCTCTGTCTTGCGCGTTCCCTATCGAAGGATGTCCTTATGGACGGAGCCCTGTAAGATCCTCCGATAAGTCTAAGGTAATGCTCATGGGAATTGATCGCTGATTGTATCTTATCCCTGGCATCTTCTGGTAAGAGGCTCATAAGCTCTGCCCAGTCCTCGTCACCGATCTTGCGGGCAGTTATATTGCTTCGGATATCCCTATCCTTAAATGCGTCAGCCACATATTTCTCAGGAGTGATGTCCATACCACGCTCATCAATATAATCTTTTGCTTCCTCTAGTGCTTCTTGGTACTGAGCAAGGAAGTCTTCTGTGTCATTTGCAAATGCGGCTCTTGCCATCTGCCTGGTATTCATTGATACTCCTGTGGGCATCTGCCCGCCCTTGGATGGTGGACGAAGTGGCAGTCCCATCATGAATGCAGTCTTCTTGATGTAGTTCCGCATACCAATGTAGTCGGCTACCCTACGCTCTTCGGAGTCTATATCCATGAGAGCAGTAGTGAGATCCATCATTTGTATTACAGAATTTCCACCAATACCATAAGCGATCGGACGACCAACCATTTGCCAGTCAAACTCTCCCGAGTGTATCCACGTACCCATGGCATCGTAGATGTTCTTAAACATACTCCATGCAAAGATTCTACTATCCAAGCTAAGCTCACGGGCAGAGCCGTATGGATCACCCTTGGCAAACATTCCATTTAGCACATCCATGCCCATACCAAATGGTACACCCGCTTTAGCTAAACGGGAGGTAACAGAGTATAAAGTAAAGTTCTCATCTCTCATGGCGAGAGGTATGCCAACGATTGGAAGTGCCGCCCATGGACTCATTGGAGGTAAGTTGTTTGGTTTCTCCAACATCTCCTCATCATACCAATCTATAAGCATAGCAAAGGATAGACCCACGGGTGCATACACCGCAGACATTAAGGCAATGTATTTAAGTAATGCTTTGTAGGTGCGTACCCTATCATTTGGGTCTCTGAAGATAAACTGCAAGTCACGGGACATCTTACCAAGAGGCCAGCCAAGGAAGGTACTAAAGTAACGCATGGCTGGAGATGTATATAGCCAGGACGGCTTAGAGTTAAACCCTTCACCCGATACATTATTCATAGCTACCTGATTGATCAGGAGTGCCATGTTTTTCTCGATCGGTAGCGCGTTCTTGTCTCCCTTCTTGCGATCTACAAAGTCGAATGCCAAGCGGGATATAGTTGGTCCCCCGGCAGACACAAGCATTTCATTGGCTCGGTTATACCCATCCTCTTCTCCTAGTACCCACTCCCCCATCTTGCCACCCATGCCTAAGTCTTTGGCGGTGAACTCACGATACTCTGTGTATCCTTGGCTCTCAATTACTTCAGCTATTTGTAGGACTAGGTCGCTATATGTATGGATAGCACCAACACCAATCGAGTGGTTCACTACATTATTGATGTATGGGAATATGCCCGTGAATGGTGTAAGTGGATCTATTGGAGCCCGTGTACCATCCTTTTTCTTTCTGCGGTGGTGGGTCGCAAGGTTCTTGGTCATGCGGATATACTTCTTTAATCCAAGTGCGGGTCGGCTTCGTATGGTCTCGGCTAAATCACCACCCGACCCCACCATCGCATTGTACTCCTTAAACGAGAGATCCATCTCGTCCATGCGGAAGTGCGTATTATTTAAATACTGAGCGTACCGCCCAGTCTTACCTAACTCTACACCCATAGCTTCAGCGATCCCACCAAAGGTTTGGTTTACGAAATTGCCTAACGCTGATGCGGTCGCCTTTCCTGCAATCTTGTTTAATCCACGGAAAGCATTCGGGAACTCAAACAAGGAGAGTGCCTGCCAGAACGATGACTTCGGATTATTCAGCACTTGCATTGACTGCGCACCGAGTAGCTCGAGCAACAGATTCGCATCCTGATAAGGTCCGGCTATGTTGTCCCGCCCGTAGTACTTACCGAGGTGATCGAAGGCTACCATTAGTTCACCGTGAGCAATCGCTTTAGTGTACAGATCATTCCATACTTTCTCTACATTCTGATATCCGTCCTTACGGAGTTCTTCGTACGCTTCCTTTTTCTGCTGTCTGCTATATGTAGCTCTTGGTTTTTTGTGAGGACTCTTGGTGACACGGGACATCAACTCATTGAATGTGGATGCGGCACCATCTAAGTTGTCACCACCTTCTTTTCTCGCACGATTAGCATACTCTCCATCACGACCAAAGGCAGAGGTTGCAGTCATTAAAGCCAGCCTAATGTTAGAGGATACCTCGTCATACATATTGTAGAAGAAGAACTCCTTCGGTAACCGACTCTCAACCATACGAGCGTCCAGGCTTTGAGGTGTGTTACGCATACTCTCACCGCTGTGCATCCCGTTCTTTTCCCTTGAGATACGATTCGATACCTTCTTTATCTGTGCGTGTCTCTTAAAGAATTGCTTAAGGAAAGCGTGTTGCCACTCCAACTTACCACGATCAGTAGGATCTTCCGCTACTTGGTCATAAATATAATTGGACATCTCAAAGATATCCCCATCGGATGCCTTGAATGCTTCACTAATAAAACTATTGCCTAGCTCTGGGGAGTATCCATCCTCATCCTTTGGTCCGCGGAACACACTCTGTCTTACATCTGTATTGGTGTATGGCTTGACGAAACGATCCACCACTTCCTTAGAAAATAATACAGAGTAGATCTTACTCATTGTCTCCGCATCATTTGCGGATGCCGCTTCTGCCAGTAGTCCCGCACCACTATCGTCATCCCATTGCTTCATGATGTCAGCCGTCACACGGATGTAAGCATCATTCAATGTGCGTGGCATGGTTGCATATCCCATCTCAAGTGGTAAGCGGTAGAAGTCTACCATCTCACCATTCACAAAGGACTCTACTTTTATCTCATCATCACGGATACGATTACCAAGTCTCTTGTTTACCTCAGCCTCCCAGTCTCGTGCCTGGATTGCCTTACCGATCATGTCCTTGATTAGTCTTCTAGCTTCCTCATCTAGTTTTGACTTGTCTGGAATGTTGGCATTCTCACGGAGGTGACTCCATAGTGAACGAAATGCTTCATCCTCACGACCTGCAAACTCAGGGTGATTATCTAGCCACCAGAAGATATCTTGATACAGCCCGCTATATAGCTCATTGCCGCCGAGCTTGAGCTTCTTCATTACCTTGTGGTATGAAGCGTTAAACATTTTAGAGTAAGCTTGGGATCTGGATGAGTAGTCCCTAAACAAAGCAACAGTACGCGTGGACATCTGTGCCAACTTCTTACCCTCGTACCCAAGCTTACTAAATCTTTCTGTTAGACCTTGTAGACCAGCAAACCAAGCGGCTCGTTGTGCATGGAAGTGTTCGTCCAAGATAGGTTCAGTAAGGGCAAGGTTGGCTTGCTCATTCATTACTTCCCACCATGGCTCATTCCCGAACTGCGACATGACCTTTTCGTCACGAAGTCCCATGAGCGTATCTTTGTTTGCTTTAATAAATCCGTCCCTATCCTCAAGCTTACCATTCTTGATCTGCACGGTGTATGATCCACGCTTCCATCCGGTAGGCTCGTTTTCGTCACGCTCCAAGGTAACAAGGGTAACCCCGTCATGGATATTAACAGGCTCAAGCTCACCCAATGCCATACGCAAGCGGGCAGACCTATCCCCTAGTGATCTATCTATATAGTCGTATACCTCCATGGATGCCTTGATCTTTTCAAGGTTGGCAACCTCACTCATCTCCTCTTTGCGCATCTCTAGGAAGTGTTTGATCGGAGTTTGCTGAATACCAGGGAAAGAGAACTTGACTGCATTGAGTGCGTCCATGTCCTCAGCCAAGGCAATCATGGTAGCGGCATCCTTATAGTTCTGCTCTGGGCCACCAATCAATCCCTTGCTTAGGCGAAGCAATGAAAGAACATCACGGCTATTCTTGATCGCGCGAACTACTGCCATGCGTTTCACCTTCTGCCTGACTTGATCCCCCTGTATCCCACTAAGCCTACGATCGCTCATGGAATTTAACCTCTCCTCAAGCTCGGTCTTATTTAGTCCGTCAATCTCTCCCCTTGCCTCAACCACAGCATCCATCATGTCCATAAGGTCGGACTCGGATATTTCATATACTGCATTGAGGTCGGCTTGAGACATACCTGAGTTAGGCATGGACTCAACAAATTCTTGTAGCCTATCAAAAGATGTAGCATTCAGTCGCTCCTTGATCCTTCTAGCTAACTTGTCACGGGATGGCATTCTGCCTTTAATCAGATCCTCCCATACCCTACGGCTCTCGATCTTTTTCTGCTCGATCTCTTTAACCAAAAAGTCAGAACTTGATCTATTCTTGCGTGCGTCTTCCCGTACGCGTTCAAGATTGGATATCGCTCTGCGCACACCATACGATCTTGATACAGAATTAAGTCCCGCATCCTCTATGCGGATGTCATTGGGGTCTATATCAAATGGCTTGAGGTCTTTGCCTAGTAGCTCCTTGATCTTGGATACAGACTTACTGCCAGGTTTTGCATAGTCCTCGATGAACTTATCTATCTTAATGCCAAGCTTCTCTCCGAACTTCCTATGGACTTTCACCATAGCATCAATCATCTCATTAAATCCCGCCGCATTTGCTTGTGCCATAATACGGGCATTGTCATCGGGTCGTGCGCTCGCCCCCCTTGGTAGATCGTTTGGTGGTGTATAAATATTACCCAGTAGATCGTCATCACTGACATCCATATCCAAGGTAGGCTGAGGCTTCTTCTTTACCTTGATCTTGTCTGCTGGGTTGAGCTTGCGGGCAATGAAGTCAATAAATACAACCTCACCATTCGGTAGCTTCCTTGCGTTCCGTGGATTGAGGTCTGCAACAATGTACTTCTCTCCATCCTTCTCCACAAGTGCGGCAGTTATACCCGCATCAAGATCGGTATTTGGATAGAGTTCCTCGAGCAAGGTATGTCCGTGGCGTAGGATTGCATCTTGTATCTCCTGTGGTGTAGCCTCAACATCCCCCACATCTGGTTGCTTGTAAATTACACGACCTTGATCGGTGATCGCCACCATCTCTGTCTGAACGAAGCCCGCAACATTATCAAAGATCAACTTATCCACCAATGGATGCTCATCTGTATCTAATGTATTCTGCCCGACCAAATCCCAATCGGTTACATTCTTGGATCCAACGATAGGTAGGTTTAAGTTTACCGCACCATCCTGTTCCTGTGGAGCGAGGAAGAAGGTCTTATAAATCAATCCATCGGACGACTTGTATGCTCTTGCCTCTGATCCTTTAGCTATAAACGTCCACTCGGAGTCCTGCCCAATCTCTGTTCCGTCCTCTAGTTTCTCCCTTAGGTCTGCAAGGGCGGACTCAAAGTCAGCCTTTATATCATACCCTAATAAAGAGTTGCCCCATTGAGCCTGTACCTGAGTGATGAATGTATTCTCATCTATCGAACCATTCTCAAATGCAGACTCTAGTGCATCGAGTAGTTCTGCTTGTGAGTTGGTAGCTGATCCTTCAGTAAGGGATGATATCTTATCCTCTGATACAAGGTCTACCGATTCTCTAAATTTTATTACCGCTTCCCGTGCCTCATGTGGTATCAGAGACAGGGGGCGAGTTAGTAGCTTGATTAAGGCTGTTTGATTGGCTTCACTAGACTTCTTAGGGTCTCTAGTGTCCCCTTCTGCGAGAAGGTCAAGCCTTGCTTCTTCTCTAGCGATTCTAATCGCTTGATCTCTGAGTGCCTGTAATCGCTCCGATACTTCAGGATATTTTGACGGTCCTCCGGGATTTGTAGGGTTCGCCCTTTCCGTGCTGATAAAAGTTGTTGTCTCGAAGTAGCCATCGTTTGTTAGGTTGGGTATGGATTTATCTTTGTCAAATCCCATCTCCAATCGAGATGGAAGATTTTCTATGCTTCTTATATTACTATGAATAATTGAGTCATACAAGTCGCTCACACTATTACTTAATTCAACGAGTTTATTCATCTCGTCACGGGCATAAGTCATAGCGGAATCTGATGTGCTTGCGCCCTTGAATCCGAGCTTAGCTAGTATGTTAAATATATAATCAAGGACAGTACTAATCAGTCCTTTGTTCTTAACCATGGAAGCAGGGAGCTTGGTTTCCCGTAAGAACTTTTGGAACTTCGGATTACTCTTCAGCTCAGAGAAGAACTCATCTATGGATGTTAATCCGTAGTGGTTATCCAGCCTTCCACGCTCACGAAGGTAGGGTAATAACTTTTCGGTGATGTCCTTGTAGATCTTAGCAAGTTGCTCGCCAGTACTATTAAAGTCTGCGGGTATTCCATGTTCCTCTATGGCAGATTCGATAACCTCTTGCTTGCCTGTGGCATAAGCATAACCAAGGTCGATGGCGGGCTTACTTACCATGTGCATAGCCTCATGCACGATATCAGACATCAAAGTATCCATCGCTGAATGCCTGGTATTATTATTAAATGCCGTGGAAATTATTATCCTCTTCTTCTTTGGAAGAATGACTGCCTTATTCACGACCCCCATCCTTGGGTTTGCGTATGGTCGGAACTGCTCCCAATCCATGAACACAACCTCAAACCCATCTAGTATCTTGCTATCTAGTAGCCTTGATACATTAGCTATACTTGCTATCTGACTCTTTACTCCCTTGATCTGATTAAGTGCTGTGCGTAATGGGAATGGTACACCTAGACCACCGGGGGCAAACTTGTTCATTGCCGCCTTGCCTTCCTCCACTAATTCAGGGTGTGTTTGCTCCAGCGGATTCTGTTCGGGAGCCATGTAGCTCTGAGAAGATGCACGGGCATTGTCGATGGAAGCCTTGGCACTTGCTTCATCAAGTACTAGGACATGACCCATGTCCACCTTGCCTGTGATTGGATCTACCTTGTTTGGTATATGTTGGGCGTTCGGATTTAGTCGTGACTCTGCCAATGGGTCGGTATAAATACTTCCCATAGGTGCTTCCTCGCCCTTCTTAATAAGTTTCTTGAGATTACGGGTGTACCCATAGTTTACGAGGAATCTAAGATCCTCTTGTATGTAGTGGTCGTCCCCGTATATCTCTTGTAGTACGGAAAGTAATTCTTCCGCATCAAATATATTATCCTTATTTAAGTGATCGAGTATCTCTTGTATGGATAGGTTACCCGCATCATCCCTCTGCTCAGGGAACAGCATAGCCTTCCATACGGGAGAATCGGGGTGATACCCTATATCCTTGAGGGCAAGGTGTACTATTTCATAAGGGAAGTACTCTGGATTCTTGAGTCTCTCCTTGGCTTGATTGATTGATCTAAAGTTTGGTTTCTGTACGACCGTCTTTGGATCTGTCTCGCTACCCGCTATTGCTTTGGTTAGATCTCTTTTGTCAGCCAGTTGTAATACATCAATGAAGCGTCCTTGTATGACCGCAAGATTCTGTGCCCAAGTCTTAATCCGCTTAGCTTTATCTATAATTTCTTGAAACGAATCTATGTTTGTTTTTTCGCCTCTCTTAAATTTCAAGAATGCTTGACCCGCATGTCGGTCATAGAAAAGAGTGATAAATTTATTAAGGGAGTCTAAGAACTCATCTGAGAACTCAGGGTTTGTTTTCTCCTCTTCATACTTCTTTTGTAAACCTGCTAGTGCCTTGAGGGTGGTGCGATCCCCCACAATGATATCAAATAGTCCTGGCACGACACCAAAAGTTTCATCTTGCTCGCCCTTTATGGCTAGAGCCATGAACTCAACAATGCCTTTCCCGGCAGATGCGGTTTCGATATCTACCACCTCAGACTTGCCAGCACCACGCATGCCCTTTGGATTATTCTCTAACTCGGATGCCTGAGCCGCATTGGAAGCTGACCCTTGCTCTTCCATGACATTGGCACTCTCGCTAATATTACCAGTTACATTTTCTGTAACGGCATCTTCTATAAAGGCACCCTTCCTAGTTTTGACAGTTTCGTTATACTTTGTTGCTTGTGCAGATAAACTTTGGACTGCATCCTCTGCCTGCTCAATATCCTTTCGGGTAGGCACTCTTTTCTTGCCATTATCAAACTCGTATTTCTGTCTCTTATTCCTAGCTTTCTCTAGCTCAGATAAGTAATTAACAGCTTCTTGATATCTATTTACAAGCTCAGGGTCTATGTCTCCCTGAGCCTTCGTGTTTGCCCTCTCTGCCTTATTGTAGGTTTCCCGTAATTTCTTTGCTCTATTATTGAGTTCGAGTATCTTCTTGTCTCTGTCTGGATCATTTGGATCTAAGGAGTTCATATCCACTGTGATCTCGTCAATCTCAGCTTCAATAGCATCTAAGTCAGTAGCTTGAGCAACCGCAGTTGCTTTCTGCTCAGACTTACTCTCCACCTTCTGACGATTCATGAACTCAACGACACGCTCGTCTGCCATGAACTCATCTAGGTCACCAAAGAATACATCTAAATCCTTGGGTACTACATCGGTGGATTCTATTTTACCTACGATCTCGTACTCACTGAAGTTATTGGATACTCCCTCCTTTAAATAGATATGCTTACCTGTTACGGAGTCGTATCCTTTGAGAATGGTTTTACGGCTTGTCTTCCCCTTGGATAAAGTTACCAACCTGAAGAACTCTTCATTATTCTTACTTGCGGGTTTACGAAGAAGTACTGCACTCTTTGTCCTGGTTGTAGCAAATACTTGTGTGTTTAATAACTTACCATTTGGGGTGGAGTCACTATTGATTGAGTCCTCCAGTCTAACAGAGTCAGTCACCATGTTATTGATGGGAAAAGGTACAGGCCCTCTCCTTGCTTCTAGGTCAGCCCGCTCGGTGGTATATATATCAAGACCCGCTACACTTATGTAGTCATCTGTTATCTCGACCGGGTAAAGTACTCCATCAATCTCAAGACCACGAAGGTTCTCTAACTGTCTTCTATCAAACCTCTTTTTGTTTTTTTGTGTATTACTTACCCATGCCTTTACCCCTTCAATGAATCCATCAATGTCGGTGACTCCCTCAAAGGTCAGGCTGTTCTGCTTGATCTCCTTGCCGGATGTATAGGAGAATCCGATATTGGCATTCTCTAAGTCTACATCAGTTACGATCTCACCCTCGTCATCAAAGAATATAGGATCGGGTACTTCCTCCTCGATCTCCTGTTGTACTTCCTCGATTGGTCCTTGTGCGGGTTTTGACTTATTGGACTTAGGCTTACTCTTGCGAGGCTTCTTGGGTGCAACCACCTTCTTGAGATCTCTAGGGAAGAATGGATTATCAGACCCATCCACCTTGACCATGCCATTATCCATGATCTCCGTGATCTTGGTCTGCTCCCCTGTTTCCCTGATGACTACTTCATTATCCTGAGCAAAGCCTTCCCGCTTGATAAAGTTCTTCCTCTTCTGTGCCCGCTCCTCTTCATTCTTTTGGTCAAGTGCGTCATCTAATTTAGTACCCAACTGCCACTCATTGGAGTAGTTAAGGATACCCATATCTCTAAGGACTTGTATATTCTCAGGTGTCCATAGACGCTTTACCTTATCTTGACCCAGCCGTGAGATCAGAGCCGATCTTACATTGCCCGCAAACCCACCAGTTTTATTAGCATACCCTATATTCTTGGACATATCCTTTTTGGACAGTTCCACTAGAGCATCATATAATTCCCTGGCATCCTTTGCTTGAGTGACGGTTAAGTCTTTTTTGGTTCTTGTGTCCCCATCCTTTACCTGTATGGACAGCACCTCAGTACCAAGTAGTTTCTTCTTTGGCTTGATTACGGGTTCGTCTTGGATCTTTACATCGCCACCTACTATCTTCTCAGCAGATGGTTCCTCTACCTTCGACTCGGTTTCGTCAAAATTTAATTCTTGGTACTTGGTTTGTGGTTGGGATAGTTCCTCCTGTGGATCCACTGCCTGAGTGAGTCTATCCATGGTGGTCTCAGCTAAGTCTCCGTTGCTAAGTTTCACCTCCACATTGTTGCCTGATATCTTGGTGATCGTTCCTGTGTTACCACTAAGTGCGATTTCTACCTCATCCCCTACTCCATACCTAGAATCATCCTCTGCCCGCTGATCGGACAATCGCTCGAGCAAGCTCTCCAGAGACAGAAGGATATCATTCTGAGGCTCCATGGATGTATCTTGATCTATTTCTTTTTTCTGTATTCCCTTGATCGCACTGATAGCAGAGAACTGAGTACCACCTATTGCACCAAGGACACCCGCATCAAATAGTCTGGATATCTCCTGGTCATTAAATTCCATCTCCATGCCACGGGCATACTTCTCCGCAGTCATGTTTATAAGCTCTTGCAGAACTTCTGTGCCACCCTCTACAAATATACCTTCGGGTAGTGACTTCAGGAGGGTCTTAAAATATCCCGATGCTACCTTATCAGATGCACCTGTGAGCTTACTCAATAGCTTGCCAGCACCAAACGCATCAAGACCACCCGCAACAAAACCAAAACCAGTAGATATATTACGAGCTTCCTGTGGGTCTACATAGTCAGGATTGCTTGGATCTAGTTGAGTATATGGATATAGCTCTGTGTATATCTCGCCCGAGCTAAGACCGAAGGATGAAGCGGCAAGTCCTGCACCCGCACCTACATTGAATGGAGTAAGTGCCTTCTTCTTAGCGATCTCCTTGCCAAGGTCTATAACTGATTGACCTACGGTTTTCTTTAACCTCTCGTTAATTGACTTTCTTATAGCAGTCTTGGCTAATGTCTTAGCTCCAAGCCCAGCAATACCACCACCCAATAGAGCCGCACCCCCAGACTCCACGGTACTGGGTATTACTTCACCCATTGCCCCTATAAGGAATCTAGCTACCTCCTCAGGGCGATCCCAACGAACATCACTAAATCGATCAACAGTAGGGCGAGACTGTGAGGCTTCCTCTTGATATTCCGCCGCTTTACCTAGCAAGTAATCCTCTGCCCCCTCAAATCCTAACTGACCAAGGCCTAGTCCAAGTCCACCTAGTGCAGTAGATTGTAATCCGCTTGTAGCACTGGATATTGCATCCCCAAAGTCATCCCCATAGCTTTGATCGGGGCGGGCACGATTCTTAATGTCATAGTATTGATCCTTGAATAACTCACCATACTCGGACTCGATACCATCCATATCCATGCCAGAACCTTCCAAGTCCTGACCATGCTTAAATATTAGTTCTTCATTAGAGAAGTTGGAGGTATCAATACCATACTCCTCCAGATATCTCTTCCGCAGTTGGTCTACTACTTCGTTTTGAGGGTCGTTAAGGAATTGAGACATTGCATTAACCTGTTCTCCTGGTCGGACGCTTTACTTCCTCTTCTTTATCAGGATAAACTCTTTTGCTCTTCTGTCTCTTGTCTCCTTCCAATGCGGACGGTCTACGAGTCGCACCTCTTGAGCTGTTTGCTCTAGTGTTGTTCTTCTTCTTTGGCTCAGGTTTTGAGCCGTCCTTGCTTTTAGGTAACAGAGGAGGAAGCATGCTTGCGTCTGGTAGCGTACTAATAGTTCCCAACCCTCCACTTGGATCTATGTCCGGTTCGGATAAGGAAGGAACGGTAAAGCCTAATTTCTGTGCGGTAGTTAAGGATGTGTTATATGCAGATACTATCTCTTTTGATTTCTGTGCGATCTCTGCATCCACCATCTGCATGATCTGTGCGATCTGCTTCTGACCCTCTTCGGTCTTTTGTAACTCACCAACTATATAATTTATATGTTGCTCAGACCCGTACTCGGGGACTGCGGCTCCAGCAAATTGTGGATTATTCTTCCACGCTTCTGCCATCTGCTCATACGAGATCGTAGATAGTGCAAGTTGCTGTGTGCGGGATTTAACAAGATTGGTTCTTGCCTCCTCTTGCTTACCGCCAAACCACGCATTCATTGCACCGAATGCCTTAGATGCTACCTCCGCAAATGGAGCATATCGCTCATCAGTTGCTTGCTGTAGGATTGCTTGCTGGTCTCTCTGTATTTCTAGTTTTTGCCTTTCTGTCTCAAGTGCAATTTTTTGAGCCCGTTCCTGTGCGTCCAATACATTAGTCTGCCTCTGACCCTCTAGCGCCATGTTATTCTTTGCGCGTTCAGCCTCCAATGCCATTTGTGCATTGCGATTATCAGCCGCAGTCATGGCCTGAAATATAAGTTGCTTATCCTGTAGATCTCTATTCAGGGCACTATCTATATACTTCTGCTTATCCATCTCCTGCAGACGAGCCGCTGGTGCGTTCATCATCTGTGGTTGCAGAGGAGTATTCATCTGTGCGTACTGCAATGGATTGATGGCGGGCGCGGCACCCTGTGCTTGCACACCAAGACCAGGCATTTGGTTCGCCTGACGAGCGGCGATCATAGCTTGCAGAGGATTCATCATGAGTTATTTCCTCCTCCCCAGATATCTGTTATTCCTTTGATACCACTAAGTATTTGTGGCGCCATCATTGCATAGTCATACCACTCATTCTTCTGCTGAGGTGGTGCGATTGGTGAGAATGTAGTAACTGGAGCGGGTAGCTGACCAGTTGTAGTATATGGTGATGCGTTCCTTATAAGTGGACCAATTGGTGCAAGTGCCGCCTCAAGCAATGTAGCTGGAAGTTGTGCGTTCTGCATACCAAGTGCAGGTATAAGAGAAGTATTACCGAGACGCATATTAGTAAGGTCACTAAGTAATCTACGCTCATCATCAAGAGTTGCTTGGTCGATACCGATATTTGCACCCATTGCGTTGAGTATCTGATCCCCGTACCCGAGAGCCCGTAGCTTATTTTGGAGGTTTGCTTCATTTGCAAGTATGTTACCCTCACCGGGGTTCATCTCTGCTAGTGTGGCAAATCTATCTGCCTCGATCTCTGCCCCTAATTTATCAGCATCTGAGAATAATATATTTTCTAGCTGATTCCTGAATTGTGTCTCTGCTCCACCTACTCGGTCTGCTAAATTGATATTGGATTGCCCTAGTCTTCCTGCGAGACCGATATCTGACTCTCCTCTTTGGCTTGCTCTATCAATTAGCGCACTACCCATTCTATCAGCAAAGTCTACCCCCGCCTCTCCGAGTCTCTCAGATCTACTTATACCAGCATCTCCCATCCTTTCTGCGAATCCAACACCAGAACCACCCAGTCTTTGTGCTAATTCTATATCTGCGGTTCCTCTTCTGTCCGCATCACGGATCAATGCGTCTGCTAGTAAGTCGGAGCGTTGCTGACCAAGTTGTGCGCGGATCATGGCGTTACCCATGTTCTGCATCGTACCCTCTCCTTGCCCAAGCATGGATGTTTTGAGTCCACGCTGACCTGCATTGGCTAGGTTTTCTGCATTTGCTCCCGCGGCATAAGCCTTTGCTCTTTCTGCATTCTGTATGCGATCAGCGGCTCCTTGTTGCGCCCCGAATATACCAAGTGCTTCATTGTCTTGCGCCCCTAATATACCACGAGCGGAATTAGCTTCTGAGCCAAATATATTATTTGCTTCGTTGGTTTGCGCGCCAAGTATGCCCCTTGCATCTTTACCGCGGGCACCAAAAAGTTTATCTGAAGCACCATACTCTGCACCACTGAGTCCAGTAGCGGCTCCATATTCCGCATCACTAAGATCAAAAGCGGCGTCCTGTCTGGCATTTCTTGTATCAGCAAACCTACCTGTTTGCTCCATGTTCTGCATGCGCTTGATATCTTCAAGCGATGAGAGTGCATCAAATGATTTATCAGTTAGTGCGGTCTGTAAGTTCTTGGCATCAGCTAAAGATGCAGAGTATTGATCTCCAGCACCTAGTACATCATCCACTAAGCCTTGATTGGACTCGGCAGTAATTGTATTAAGTAGCTTCTGCCCCTCCGCTAGTGTATTAAAATCATCCTGGAATCCACGATACTGAGACTCCAGTCCCCCCTCTCCCTTATCAAATATAGAACCAAGCGTGGATATCGCATCAATGTTCATGCCCTTCATCCGATCCAAGATCGGCATAAAGTCATACATCCTTTGGTCTGCGTCCCCTAAATATTCTCCAGCATAGTACCCCGTATCATCTATAGTACTATTGATTCTATCTCCCGCCCCCCTGAGCCAACGAGGAAATGGATCCATGTCCTGCCCACCAATAGAAAATCCTTCGACATAGTTTTCATCACCTGGTGATGCAAGTAATGCAGATAGTCTACCCGTATCTGATGGGTCAATGATTCCGGCTTTACCCCTACCCTGTAATGCTCCAGCTACAGATCGAAGGTTGGCAAGCCCTTCCTCATCGTATCCTTTAGGCGTCGCAGTACCTGCGGCAGTTGAACCTTGAGCATTTCCCGCACTACCATATCGAGCAGAACCATCATCATTATCATCAGTGTAATACTCTCTTCCTTGAAAAAAGAATGTCCTGTCCCCTCTAGCAAGTGCCGCCGCCCTGTCTGCTTCGAAAGCATTCTTCAATTCAGCAAACTCTTCTCTTTGTCTTTGCCTTCCACTTGTGTCCCCTGAGTTGTTCTCAACAACTTTATCGCCAACAGACCATGCAAGAGAAGCTAACGGACCACCGACCAAATAAGCACCCCAACTCCCTAGGTCATCCCATGTAGCATCACTAATACCGAAGGATTTATTTGAGTCGTACCCCAACCAATCATCCATGATGGTATTGCCGATTTTCCCAAGGAATGTTTTTGATTTCATTCCGAGGAACCTATCGTCATCTATCCCTAGGATGTCATCTACGATCTTCTTCTTGAACCATTTTATCAGTCCATAAGAAGGCACATTGGGATCTGACTGCTCCTCAGCGGACGGGATGATTACCTCACCCGATCCACCAATGGATTTGAGTATCTCTTCCTCTAGGGGATTAAGGTACGCAATTCTTTCCTTCCCGAACTGTCCGTCAACGGGAGCTTTAGAATTGAGTAACTTAGCGGCTTTTTGGTACTTATCCATGACGGGGCATTCCCGCCATATTACAATGCCGAGATTATAAACGCGAAAAGCTCCTCGTATCTAACTGAATACTTTGTGCTCTTAGTAAAACCATCAGCGTCTACTGCTTCTAGGTCATTAGCTGTTGGCTCATGATCTAAGTTTAACTCCGCACCTGCTGGGTTCGATCCTGTTGGTTTAGCCTTACCGCTCCAACTGTCGTCCTTACAAAGTATACCATAGTCCCATCCATTGAGACCTTCATCAATAAATGCTTGCTCAACTTGCTGGGCAATTACACCAACATGAAACCTGGCTTTATCTCCCTTTTCAGCTACTGCATCTTTGAATTTGAATTTTTTAACAAGTCCCTTACATGCTACAGCTACTCGTTTTTCTGCCTCATCAAGATCAGTAATCTCGGTTTTCAGGTTAATATCTGAAGTTGAAATACTGGTTGTTCCTGCAAACAGTTGCTTCCACCTTGTGCCAGAAGAACCAAGGTTGGTTTTATTGTCTGGCATTGGTGTAAACGCACCATCTGTCTGATTAATTTCCACCCCATGAGTATCTCCTGCAGCATTGGCTAACACATATCCCCAAATAGCTTTACCCAAGTGTGATTGATTTCCAAAGTTAAACCAAGAAGAACCTAGGTGATCGTAATTTGAGCAAGTGTGAATCATCACTGTACCCTTGGATGACAAACCTTCACTATTTGCTAAAACTATTGAGGCCTCTGCGTCTCCAGAAGTTCCCTCGAAAACTGCTAATGGCATATTTTCTGCACCATTCCTTAAGAACCTAGCATCACCGCGAACCATGAAGTGTGGATTCCATTCAATCTCAGCTGTAGGGAAACCAATAGTAGTGGCATCAACAGTATTAGTTACATAATTAGAATCATCTCCACCGATTCTAACACTCATTCCATTCTCACCATCTACCCACTCTGCAGTAAATCCGCCTGATCCATCAGCTTGTGACTTAAGACCTGTTGACTTATGTTGGTCCATAACTGTCACAACTTCATTACCTGGTGTACTTAGGCTAGGTCGTGCGCCCGCGACAAGACCAAGCTTGCCCGATGATTCCAATCGAACAAGTGAGTTATGGACAACAGGATCTGAAGTGCTCTGTGAAATTATCCGGAGGTCATAATCATCGCTTTGAGGATTTTTGAGGTCAATAAAAGCGTATTCCGCTCCTCCTATTTCAATGTCTGCTCCACCAGTACTTGCCGTATTAAGGAGTGATAAGTGTGTGGACGATAAGTTACTTGGAGAAGTTGCTGTTGCGGACAATACTCCATTACTAATGGATAATCCACTACCCACTTTCACTCCACCAAGAGTAGAAGCAGATGCAGTTGGTAAGGTGTAGGATGTATTGGCTACGCTTATTTCACCATTACTTACAGAAATTCCACTACCAATTTTTACTACACCATATCCGCTTGCTGATGCTTTATCTAAAGTCAGTCCAGTAGATGCTACATTAAGAGCTGCGTCATTTGATTTTACACTAATAACGCCACTTGAAATATTGATACCATTACCAATCTTTACACCACCAAGAGTAGAGGAGGTTGCTGTAGGTAAGGAATATGTACCACTTTGAGTGTTGGCACTTAGCACCCCATTTGAGATAGAAAGGTTACTACCTACTTTAATACCACCAAGCACACTAGAAGATGCGGTTGGCAAACTATAATTATTTGCACTACTCGCAATGCCATTAAGCTTTGACTTGTCGCTAGATGACATCAATCCGTTCGCCGAAGTAGTTGCGTTACTTACAGATATCGTACCTGAACTTACACTAATACCAGTCCCTACTTTCACCCCACCAAGTACGCTCGATGTTGCGTTCGGTAATGAGTAGTTGTTTGCGCTACTAGCAATGCCATCCAACTTACTTTTGTCGCTCGTGGACATGAATCCAGCACTAGATGCAGTAGCGGATGAGTGTGTGTGACTAGATGCGGCTTTTGTACCAAGTGCGGTGACCACATCGTTGTGGCCATCCATCAAGGTAATAAAATTTCCGTCTACCTCGTCATGTGAAAGTGGTGTCCCCCCAGTACCTTTACGCAAGATAATTTGCGAGTTTGCAGGATGGGTTGTATTAGCGGTAATGTTTGATGCCATAGTGTTACAATAAATTTAGTGTTACATATAAATTAGGGGCTTGACCAGAAGCAGTCAAGCCCCCAACTAATAATTTTAAGCGCTTAATCCAGCAGTGAAGTCAGCGAGATCTCCCAAAGGCTGGGTGGATGCCCTGGTTCCGATGAATAATTCATTCACGGCAAGTCCACCAAGGGATACCGTACCAAGGGTGGATGCCTGACCTGTGCCACTATCGAGACCAAGCTCAAAGCGATCGCCTGTTTCATCGAATACAAATGCGGCATTCTTTGTTCCGTCAGCCCGCTCAAATAAGAAACCTGCAGTATTAGCTTCTGTTGACACTTCAGCGGCACCGTCATTAAGAATGATAAGGTTATCCTTAACAGACAGATTATCTGAGTCCAATGTGGTGGTTGTACCTTGTACGGTAAGATTTCCTGTAACTACAATGTTACCACCAAATGCACCATTTACTGTGGTTAATGTCTGAGAGGTAGAATCAAAAGTAAGATTTGCATCATCTTGAATCTCTCCAGATGATCCGGCAATTACTACACGACCTGCAGTCAAGTCTTCAACTTGCAAGGTGTTGATGGTTGCTCCTGCATTAACATCAAGTGCGGAAGTATTGATTGTTACTCCACCTGAGAATGTGGATGCACTCGTTACTGCTAATGCATTCGTCTGGATGGTTACCCCACCCGAGAATGTAGAGGTAGCTGTTGCATCTACTGTAAGGTTAGATGTGTTGATTGCTACTCCACCCGAGAAAGTTTGGGCACCCGTAAAGGTATTAGCTGTACTCAGGAATCCGGCGTTATTGTTGGAGATCTGGGAGGCTACGCCTTGCCCGATCTTATAGAATACTGATGTAGTGTCGACTGGCATTGTATTAGTTATTTATTGGTTTAAGCATAGCGCTCATTGTTATAATAAACTCGGTATTAATTTAGAGTTATTGTTAATTGAAGAAATTTTTGAATTAGTATTAAGTGCGTCATCTATCTGCGGTTTGATATTTGCTACCAATGCGCCTGTATCTAAGGTAAGAGGCTTATCTCCATCTTCTGCATAAAGTACGGATGCTCCATCTTTTCTGAATATTCTACCTCCTGTAATGTTTACCGCCACATTACCAATATTCTGTATCTTAATATCTGCAATGGCCTGGTCTATTTGGTAATTACTACTATCGATTGCACGCACCACATTGAACCATTTATCCACTCCGTCTGCTGTGGTCTGTGAGTATACCATGAAGGCATAGATTTCTTGAACAGTTGCTACACCATCAGATTCACTTAGATCCACTCCCATTGGGGTGTTTGTGAAATCTGCAGTCCATGAGCTTATGGCACTACCATCTATAGCATTGGAGTTATAAATAGTATCTGCTTGCTGATCTATGGAGAAATTGAGTCCTGCAGTTGTGGCAACACCTGTTACCTCCAGGGGAAGCATAGCTTCATCCCCTACTACACATGTCACACGAAGTCTTACTACATCACCTACTGCGATCTCGGAGGATGTGTATGTTCCGTCTGTGTCTACTAATGCTCCAGCGGTGCCTGTAAGTTTTGTGGTAAGAACCTCGGCATCTTGGGTTACATTGTATAACTGCAACCTAGAGGTAGCCTCTATGTTTTTAACACCCCATTGAAGGACGGTGGTATCTTTAAATGTACCAATCACTACAGCATCATTAGAAAGAGTAGCGGTTCCTGATGTGAGTATATTCCCTGTAAATCTAGTTGCCTTAATGGTTAATGTGTTACCACTAATCGAAAATGCAGAAGCAGCGTCTGTAACATTCCCATCAACCACCACATCGTAAGAGCCCGCATCAATGGAGTTGCCCGAACGAGAAACAATCGTTGCTGTCTCTCCTGCGTAGTTGTCTACCAGATAGGCTTTTGCCCTGTCGTAGAACCTCTGAGGTGTATCAATCTCCTCATAGGCATCAACTATAGTTTTGTCGGACTCCGTAAGTGATGAGTCGTTAAATAATACAACAGGTACATTCAGAGTGCCTAAACCTTTAAGTGCTACCGTTGAAACTGAAATCAGATAATCGTAATGAGCGTGAGCAATATCAAATATGTCATCGTTACCATTATTTTTAGACCTATAGTCCCATTGCCCATAAATATCCAAATCGGTTTTTGAACCCGTCCAAACTGCGGTTGTGACCTCCAATTCTGCACTATCTCCATTTGCATCAGATGTAGAAGAGTATGTTAAATCATTTGCAAAGTTAGGAACTATATTCACTAGCGATGTATATCCATCACCTACTGATTGTAATGACCTTCTTGACCCATTATTATAATCATTAATTACTGATTTTATACCTTGTATCGGAGTACCACTAGAGTCTGCATAACTCATTGATAACTTCTTGGCTATCCA